TTATTGTCTTTCCTTAGCTCTCATTTGAGCTACCCATAAGTCAAGGACTTTTCCGCTAGGAGCATCAGGGTCACACATATAAGCTTTAGCAATTTTGACAAGTGTTCCGGTATCACCGCTGAACACTGCACCATAATCACTATACACCATATTCAGCACATAATACCAATCAGCTTTATGCTTAATATTATGTTGCTCTGCTAGTTGATTGGTCTGCTCATACGTCCAATGCTCACCATTAGTGCCATCGGTGTTCTGCATCTTACTGACAGCCAACTTTGCGAGTGCTTCATCGAAATGAGGACCATAAGCTACACAGTGCAAGTCATACAATGTGCGATAGAAAAGGTCTGGGCAATGCATCTTAAGCTTTTCGAGCGCATCGCAAACAATTTCTTCCATTGCTCTCTCTTTTGTATCATCACCTATAATCTTGTTCCAATAGTCTTTATAGGAGTGCATAACTACACCTCCTTACGCAAGTTTAACCACGCTAATAGCTGCCCTGTTAATTGTTGCCGCTGCCGTTGCCTGTACCTGTAAACTTGTTATGTTGTTTACTGCACAGCAAGAAGGACGAACACGAATCAGCGTAGTAAAGGAAATATTCACAGCTGTGTCAGCAACGCCAGTAACAATGCTTTCCGCACCATTAATAACAGAAGATGTGCTTTCCGTGGTACTCAGAAGCTGTAAGCCAACATTGCCAGCAGCAGCAGGAACAACATCAGCATTTACACTAACAAGGTATAAACCACGGATAAGGCTAACACTAGAGCTGCCAGCAGGATGTTTAATAGCAACGCCAGTCAGAAGATTATTAATAGGAAAGCTAACAAAAGCATTAGCTGCAACAGATTGAGCTGCCACAGCAGCAGCGTTCAAAGAAGATTTTTCGTAGCAAATCATTTATTTTCACCTCTTTACGCAATCAAGGTATTTTCTTGATACCTTTAAATTTTATCGTTTTTTAAAGCAATAGGGACGGCGCGCACCGTCCCTAATACAGTGCAGTTAATGCACATAACTTATTTTTAGCCTACATTATAAGCGCAGCCACAAGCACCAGCTACATTGGCAGCGACACTTTGATACGGACTAGACGTAATATAAGCAGGTTGAGGATAAGGTCTCAGCGTACCGATAAGGTTTGCACTCTGAGCCTGTTGAGATAATTGGAAATTAGCGGTCTGCAAATCCCTATCTCTATCTGCAAGTTTATCTCTCAAATCTTGAATCTGATTAGCTACCATAATTGCCCTGGTCTTTTCTCCGTCCTCTTTGACGGCGTTTACGATAGCACAAGTATTCTGTGCATTTTCGTAACGTACCGCGTCAATATTCCGGTTGGTTTCGTATCCAAGAGAAGCAATAGCTTGTTTTTGCTCGCAGCAGCATTGCTGAGCGGCGAAACGATTTTGTGCAATCTCGCTGCCGAGCTGATAACCAGTCTGCATAATGTCTCGCTGAACACCGTTAAAACCATTCAGCATAGTGCTGTTCTGAGCGTAAAAACCATCACATAAGCCATTCTGAACACCACGAATACCGTCTTTAATATCCTGCATGGAAAATTGGTCTGCAATCTGATCACGTGTCATACTGCCATTAGCAAAAATTTCAGCACCCATGTTACCACGGTTATTCCAATTACCGCCCCAGCCACCCATAAGAGCAAACAGGACAATAATCCACATAAACCACATACCGCCGCCCCAGCAGTCACCATAGTTGTTGTTTCGATTCATATCCATTACCGGAACAATGTTTGTACCTTCCATAATTTTTTCACCTCCGAGAAATATATGCAAAGCTTCATTGCGCGCCTATTGAAGCTTTAAGCCAAATTGATTTAAAAACTGATTAAGCTGTTCATCATTCATGCCTTTTTGTTTGGCAAGATTCCTCACAAGAGTTTGCATCTGCTCTGGCGATTTACCTTGCCCCATCTGCATCGCCCTACTCATTAGTGGATTTTGTCCTGCGAACTGTTGCATTAGTCCCATTGGATTTCCTGCCTGCTGCACCATCTGCATCATCTGGAATATGTTCATCATTTGTCATTCCTCCAATCTGCTCTTCGAGCTTTTCAATGCGTCTTTGCAATGCTAGCACTGTGTTATTGTCAGCGTAGGCAGGAGCTTGCATACCACCGTCCTGCTGAAGCTGATAAACTCTAAAAATCGGCAAGCCGTCCATGCCTATAAGCTTTTCATAAATTTTTCCTTCGGCAGGAGCAGGAAAATATGTACTCGTTCCGTCAAGGTCAACTTGCGCTGCTCGTGCTTCTTCAATGCTTGTAACAGGTCTGCCTTTGATTTGCTGTACAGGCTGATAAGCATTTGGCTGCGCAGGTGGCATCATTGTCGGCATTGGTTGCTGATACATTTGTTGTTGTTGCTGTTGCAGATTAGCTAACCTCTGTTGCATTTGCTGTGTAGCTCCATAAGGATTGTAATAATTTCCGTACATCTTTATCACCTCACCTATATTTTAAGTGGTAGCAATAAAAACAATCCCTAAAGCTAAAGACACATTCTCCTATGCATTCGGACATAATTTAGACACGATTCAGACAGCAAAAATGAGCAAAAAAAATAATCCCCATTAAGAAAAGCTTTTACACTTCTCTTAATGGGGATTACTTCATTTAGAAAGCACTCGATTAATAGCCTTATACGCAGTGCTTATTTCTCTGTCAACAGTTTTAGTGGAGATGTTCAGCTCCATTGCGATTTGATAATTCATTTTGCCGTCAACAAATTTCATCTCACAGATTTTCATTTGCCGTGGCGTTATCTTCGCTTCTTGAAGCACTGCATAAAATGAGCGGCGCGAGCTTTCGGTCATCCATATCCTCGCGCTTTTTAGCAGTTCTCTCATTAAATCACCTTTTTAAAACATAAGCAAGTAGTGCAATCAGACCAATGTTAGCGAACAACATTCCAGCCATGATATAAAACTGCTTATCAATAATTCTTTTGTTTTCAGCAAACAACATTGTTACCATGCCAGCAGGCAAAACTTCCTGCTTAACATTTTCGTTATCATTCATCCTATCACCTCATATAATATATCTTTTTGATATATTATATCACATCAACAAACAGTCAGTCACTAAATAATTTAAGCAAAATAAAAGCGTCCTGCTTTATACAGAACGCTTTAATGGATATCGAATGAAATCCACCAATCAACAGTTTTAAACATGAAGGTTTTATTAACGATATAATTATAACACAAGGGAATTTTTTTGCAACAAAATAAGGAAAGACAAACTTTGCCTTAATTCTTCATTGCAGCATAAAGCGCACATCCTGCTATAACGTAGGCTATGTTGCGCTGTTTTTTAATGCGCTTCTGTTTTAGCTTGTACTCTTTTTCTAGCTCCGCTAAGGATTGATTGACACTCGTCAATAAGCTCTCCTGCTCTTTGACTTTGATTTTCAGCGTCAGACAAAGACTGTTCAGCTCGTCCGACTTCTTCTCTAGCTCCGCTAACTTCTTGTCGGATGTTCCCAACTGTCCCTTCGATTGCATCAGCAGTTTTTTGTAATTTTCGTTGATTGTCTTTAGCTCCGTCAAGTTGTTGCTTAACTTCTGATATTGACTTTCCGTCAGAATATATTCTGTCACATCGTCCGAATACCGGGGTGACCCAGCCGAAGCGTTGAGCGGCATAAATACCGCAAGCAACACACACACCAGCGACAAAAGCAACGACAATTTTAGTTTTGCTTGTTTTTTCATTCTCCATTATAACCTCTTAGCAATACTGATATTTATAAAATATAATAAACCTTGTCAGACGCACAAATTTCGCCTACAAGCGATTTTAGATTCCGCCACGATAAATCATAAGCGGCACTATTTTTAAAACGCTTGTAGACGATGCAATTTGTGTGTGATTTTTGCCCAAAACCGTTAAATTATAGCCTACTTGTAAGATAGATATTCAGAATGATTTTAGAGTGCAAAATAATGATGCAGCGCACCCAGTACAAAACCTGCAACCAGACCAACAACAAATTTCTTGTCAATAACAAATGCTTTCAGTTCTTCCATTGTATCACCTCCAATCATTGTAGAATGTGTCACCGACTATTACGCAAAAAAATACAGAAAATGCTACACGTATAGGAGAGGGAATAACTAAACCTCTTGTCGGTGACTATATCTAAAGCATGAGCTTTAAATCATCTTCCGTTTCCTGCTTTGCCATATGCAGGAATACCATAAGGAGTAGTAAGGTCAATACCAGCAACATACTCATAAGTAGTTTGCGCTCTGTTGGCGTAACCTGCTCTGTACATCTCGCCAACATCAGCTGCAATCCAATAATAGCTTTTAAACAGGTTATAGAGTGCTTCCAGGCTACGCAGGTCGACACGCTCAAAGCGATTCTCCAAGAAGCGCTTTACAACATAAGTGCTAGTCGGGCACCACATACCAGCATAAATCAAACAGCGTGTATCATCCAATGTCGGCACCTGTTGAAGCACTTCGACATATTGCAGGCAGTCACGTGACAACTGATCTAATTGCGCCTGCTGCCCTGCTTCACTTCTCAAAAGCTCTTTAAGCATCGGCAGTTCGCCGCTTGCCTTAATATCAATATAAGTGCGGTCTACATACTCTGCGCCGCCGGGGATAGCTTTCAAAAGCTCGTTGGCTCTATTGCCTTCCCATTGGCTCACGCCGATTGACGGATAATCATATGCAGTGCTTTTTGTCACACTGTCATAGCCGCCTTCGATTCCGGTTTTAATTAAACCTTTTGCAATTTCTCTTGCAAGACTTTTGTTCCAGTCCATAGCTATCACCTCACTCACTTTTTAAGCAGCGGTTAGAATCTTTTTTGTATACGTCCTCATACATTTCTTGCTTGTCGCCGTTGTATGTATATTCAGCATAAATACCGTCACCGCTAACGGTCGTTGATAACAACGCCTTGTAATTCTGCAACGTCTTGCACGCCCAAACCACAAACACATTCTCAAGCGTAATATGCTCTTTGCTATTATGGTTGTACCACTCTACTAATTTGTTTTTACACACGGATTCAAAATGTGCCATACCTGTAATAATCATTATTATCACTCCTTTAATTTCACTTCTTGATTTCACATTTTAGTTGTTTTGTTAACTTCTTCACTTGAAACTTTAAAAGCTCTCGTTTCAATCGCTTTATTGCCAAGTTGGACCAGAAGCAGCGCTACCATGCCCAGCGTGCAGCTTTCGTAGTTGCCCCAAGTTCTGGCCCAAAAAGCAAGCCATAAAGTAACCAGCACCCAAACGGCAAAGCCTATAACAGCACAGATTCTGCCAACGCTATAGGCGTTGTCGTTCTTCTTTAGCATATTAATTATTTTACGCATGACACTTACACTCCTTGCATTTTTCATCATGTACTTTTAAATCATAGTTAGGCAGTTCATTTAACTGCTCCATCAGACTGTCAATCACGCCATTATCTCCCAGCGCTTCATAACTCCGGTAGCAGGCGTCGATACTCTCTTTTGCATAGATTGGTATCCAACCTTTATCCTGGACATAATGATTATAAGCCTGGATAATTCTGTCACGTAATAAAGCTTGCAATCCTGCTTTTAAAGCATCATTTTGTTTTTTCTTTTGTCTGTACATCGTAATAAGTAGCGTTATTACGCAACCGGATATAACGTTAATAATAGAGTTTAACGCAGCATCCAAAGATTGTTCTACCATTTGACTACACTCCTATTTAAATTTCAAGCGTCACAGCTTCTACATCTGCTGCCGTAGTTGCAGCCTCAACTTTTTCTTTTGCTACACGATATGTAGTATGCAGTTTGTTTGAGCGTACCGCAACGGCAGCAATAATCATCTTTAAATCGTTAGCCGTCACTGGCGTGTCGGCATTATCTGCCGTGGTCCATTCTATTGTAGCTCCTTCGCCTTGCAGCTCTAGCGCAATAATCGCTGCATTAATTCTATCTCTTGCTTTCTCATCGTAGTCATAGAGATTACCCTTGTATTCAATAGGTTGCACTTCCGCATTGTCGCGCTGTATTTTAAGAGTAAGGATTTTATGCTCTTTAATACTTTCAATACTTTCTTCCTCGTGTGTCACTTCGACACCTAAGTCTTTAAGTGCATCCTCAGCGATGGACAGAGGGATAAAAATACCTTCTTTGCCTAGTGTTTCCGAAAGGTCACGGAGAGTAGAGAAAGATTCTTTTTTATATGTGTAAGTTGTTTTCATTTGTCCTCCTTAGTTAAAGATGATTTCTACTTTAAATTGTTTACCCACATTAGCAGCAGTAAACATGCTCGATATAGCCGATGGCACTTTCTGAACATAGGTGTAAAAGCCTGTTGCAGTACCTTGCCACGATATTTTGCCTACTGTCAAATTAACAGTTACACCTGTTTCAAGCGGAGTGATGTTAAGGCTGATATTGCGACTGCCACTCGTCACACCTTCTTCCTTAAAGGCTATATCTAACCATCCCCCATAATAAGACAGTATAACAAGCGTAACGGCTCTGCCATCATGTGTAACATTGCCTGTAACTTCACCATAGTAACCAGTGTTGATATTATATCCATACTGACCACTTTTAGTCCCCATAGTCATAATAAACACATTCTCATCAACCGCACCACCGCCCTCAGCACGTTTGAACATAAATAGACGATTAAGCCCCATATTGCATCACCTCTATGATAACTTAGATGCTTGCACGATGCTTGTTTTGTTACCGCTATTATCTAATGTGATAAAAATGTTTAGTAATAAACCTGCACTTGTAATAGCAACATCACTAGCACCACCAATGTATTTAAGTGTTCCTGCGTTAGTAATAGTTAGAGGATAATCTGCATTAGCTTTGATATATGCAGTAAAGACTAATGATTGTCCTATGCTTAATAGAGATGAGAAGTTTGCTAAGTCTAAAGTAAAACTACCTGTTGCATTATACACAGCAGTAACGCTAGAAGGTTTTACAGAATTTCCATTAGTGTAAGCAGTTGTATATTTTTCTACACCCAACAAGGCTAAATTAAACGACTGCTGAGCCGTCCATGTATTCTGTGTAGACGTGCTAACCCCACTACCACTCCCGCCACCACTGACAGTAATAGTTACGTTGCCATTGCTATCGGGTTTAGTGTTATTTACAGTTTTTATATAGCCTGCGTCATTAGTAAATGATGATACGTTTGTAGGGATAGCTGCCTGTACAAAAGCCGTTGTCGCTATCTGTGTAGTGTTCGTTCCAACTGCCGCAGTAGGTGCTGTCGGTGCACCTGTTAGCCGTGCCCCGCCGTTCCAGCCGTTGCCGTTGATGTTGCCGACTAAAACCGCCCCAGATTTTGTACCTGTTGTACATTGATAAAAGTTCCAGCTCGCACTATATTCATAAAAGTCGACACTATCGTGCCCGGAATAACCGAAGTCGACTGCATGATAATACGTATCAGCATTACCCTCGCCACGAAATCTTTGGCACTGAAAAAAACTGCTTGCGTCTGCTCCCGTCTGAAAATTAGGTGCGCTCACACTGCCTGTACACGCCCCACCGCTTAACGGCAGATACGCACTCAATGCACTGCTGTCTGCCTTACTGTTGAGTGCAGCGTTTATAACCTTGTTTTGTACTGGGTTAACCGATGTAGATGACAGTTCGCTATCCACCGTAGCCGACGCTGGTATTGTCGGTTTGTCCGCAAGGTCATTATAACTACCGCTTTTAGCTACCGCCGCAAGGCCTGTAATCATGCTTGCCGGGTGCGTTGACGGATGCTCGTAAACCGTATCCGTAAATTTAGCGTTTTTAGGTACGGCTGTTTCCACGGTCAGTCCGTTTACCTTGGCAGCATTTGCCGCCGTGTCATTTTTGCCCAGTTTTTCAGCAAGCATAGCTTTGACCTTGCTATAAAAATAAGCAAGGCCGTCCAAATCTACCAATTTAGCCATATCAAATATCACCTCCGTAGGCTATCAGAACAAAACCGCCTGTACCGTTTGTACCACCAGCACCGCCTACAGTTATAGCATAGCTTTGCCCAGCGGTAACGCTGACATACTGCGAGTCATAGCCGCCAGAGCCGCCGTAGTTGCCACCTCTGCCGTATGTACCCTTGTTTATGTCAAATGACATTAAAAAGCCGTCTGTTATGCTGTTGCCTTTAGACGCATGACCATTAGGAGTGCCGCCGTCACCTTTGCTCCATGCCACGCCAGCTCCATAACCACCTGTTACAGTAACGCCGAACGCTGACGTATTGCCGCCGTCTTTGCCGTTGCCGCCTAAGCCACCTTTACCAGCTCCACCGCCACATACAGCGACACGCATACGAGATACGCCGCTAGGGACAGTAAACGTATAATCGCCAGCATCAGTCCAATATTTTTCGGTGTACGGCACGCTGACAGCCGCTGTGTGCTGTGTAGCAATTGCATACGTCACACCGCCGATGCTGACACGTCCTGCCGTGGCGTTGCTGTCGGTGATAGGCTTTAATGCTACATAGCCATTACCTACACGCAACGCCTTGTCACCTGCTTCAGCGGCGGTTGCGTAGATGTTGCATCCTACAGCCGTTCCGCCTGTTTGTTGGATATATAATTTTGCCATATCATCACCCTATCCATATCTTGCCGCCGGGGATGTTAAGCGCACCTGTGACGGTCAATGTCTCCGCCGTGGTTGTGCCTGTCAGCTTTGTGTTAGCCGTTGACGGTATTGCAGGCTTGTTTTGCAGGTCATTGTAACTGCCACTCGTAGCGACGGCTGATAAATCACCTGCCGCAACAGCTCCAAGATTAGCTCTTGCCTGTGCCGCTGTTGTTGCGCCTGTGCCGCCCTGTGCAATGCTGACAACGCCGCCGCTGGGGATTGTCCCTGTACCTGCTAAGGCAAGCGCATTGTCAATCTCGTCATAGCTTGCTATCTCACCTTTTGTCATCACTCCGACAACCTTGTTACCGTCTGCTGCCGTCGCTGTGATTCCCTCTGCCAAATCGTTGGCAGTGACGGTATCGCTTGTCAAATCGACGAGCGTATTACCGCCGTATATAATCTTATTCACTGCCATTTTTCTGCACTCCTTAGCCTATGGTTACAGTCTTTCCGCCTTGGGCATTGTCGCTTTCGTTGTAGGGGATTGCGTTGACAGTAACCTGCGACAAATAATTAAAACCTTGTGTGCTATCCGGCAATACAGTCTGCGCTGTTGTCTTAGGGGTAACTGTTTTAGATTGCGCTTTAACATCCTCAGCACCGCTCATATTGCCTGTTACGCCTAAGATGCTTACACCTGCTCTGATGTTTGTCGCAATGATTTTAGCCTGCTCTGTTGCGCTGATTTTAACTTTGCCTGCGCCGTCATGATAGCCGATTGGTACAGTGTATTCGTCAGCTTTCTCACTGATTTCACCGCTGACAGCACCATTGTTCTTCATCTCGCCTGTAATTTTAACGCCGTTGACGTAGGCTGTTTTTCCGCTGAGGATTTCTGCGCTGGCAGCAGTCGCATCGGAAGTATCGGCGTTAAAAGTGCAAGTGCCTACAATCGGCGCACCGCTTTTATCGTGAGCAGTATATGTGCTCAATATCTTATCTGCTGTAACAGTATCGGCGGTTAAATCAATTAAAGTTTTTCCACCATATACCACTTTAGAGATGTTTTTTTCAGCCATAATTTACTTCGACCTCGCTTCCTATGTATGCAGTAATTCCATCGGATAAATTGGATGTTTCAAAATACGGAATTTTTTCAACTGTAATGTTTTTTGTTAACTGTTTGTTTGCCGTCGGCAATATCTGCACTTCATGAGCTTCGGAGTGTACCGTATAAGCTCCGTCATAAATATCAGCACCGATACTCCGTGCTGACAACATCCCATGTAGGTTACCTTTGTTCGGTGACAAATTACCATGCAGCTCACCTTTTGCAGCCGTCAGCGTACCATGTAACCTCATTAGTATGTCACCTCCTCCATTAAGAGGAACTCATGCGGCGGAATAACTGTATCAACGTAGCCATCAGCACGGCGAAGCTCAATGTCATATACATAAGCTCCAAACGCTAACCCTTCGGTATCTGCTGGCTTAATATCAAGCTCACCATTAACGATAACTTTTTGCAGAACGATAGTCTGGTTACGTGCTGTGCGCCGAAGCGTAAATGTTAATACATCGCTGTCAGTCAGTTCAACATTCCTGCCGTTAATATCGGTGATGCTGATGTTAAAAACACCGCTATCACCTCTAATCATTCTGATGTTGTTGTCATCAACTTTAAACACCGCTATCACCTCTTACAATTCTATATTGTTGAGTTCAAAAACAGTTTTACAAGCTTCTACTTCAGACTGTTTTTTCCAGCCTTCTTGTTTGCAATCTCCTATATGTATGCTTAAGTCAGCTAACCACTGTAACACTTGACTAGCACTAAGATATTGAATAGTCTTTTCAGTTTCCCCTTCTTTATATCCACGTACAGGACAACCAATAGGGTACTTCTCATTGAATTGCTCAGTATTTACATTAAGGGCAATACCTTGCATAGTAACCTGCGTTTCTAAATCGCTGTCGTAACGCACAGGTTCTCCGCTGGCACTGCTGACAAAACCTCCTGTTATTTTCGCTGCTGTCCATTCGTCAATTTGTGTAAGCTTTATAGTTTTAAATTCGTTAAATGTTTGAGCAGGAATTTCTACTACCTCGTAGTATTCACCTTTATCCTCAATAGTTGCGCCATTGGCATTACACCATTTAGCAGCATCTGCATAATTTTTGCCATCAAAATTCTCTTTAAAAAACTTAGTTCCTATCATTTTATTTACGCTCCCATCCGGCAACATACCAATATCCTGATACATTTTCATTAAATGCCGAACCACCTTGACCACGTCCATAAACCTTAAATGATGTAGTAGTTACTGTATCTACAATAACAACAGCAGACCCCATGTTTGTTTTTGAAGTCAGGATAGTATAGTTGGTATCCTTCATAGGAACAATTAACGTAACAGCTTGGTTATACAGTGATGTAAATATCCCGCTCTGTTCTACCCAACCGTTAGAGTATTTTTTATACCATGAAGAACCATCTTGATGCATTTCAGTTACATATCCAGAATTTTTACCCATAGCAACTAAGCTAATTTCGTTTTCCCCAATGCTGCCTTTATTGGTATTATAAGAATCTTCACTATCAAATACATTAATAGTATTCAAGGTCGATGTTGTCGCCATTTATTATTCCTCCTTTACAGGTCACTCACTGTTGCTGATAAAGCGTTTATGTCTTTGCCCCAGCTTAATGTAATGCCACCGTTAGCACCACTTGCATATATTCTCAAAGCATATGTTTTGCCTGCTGTAACAGCTACTACACTTTCTAATTCTTGACGGTCATTTTCGCCATCATAATCATTTTCAGAATAGCTCCAACCTTTACCCCAAGTTAAACCGCTAGAAGCATTAGCTACGCTAATAACATAGGACACATCTTCTCCAGCAGGTGCATCAGCAACATGAGGACTGCCAACACATTTTATCTTCGTTATATTACTAGGAACAATAAATTTAACTGTTTCATCCGTCGTGTATTTCGTGCTTCCACTCACAACAGTGCTAAATGCAGCAGTATAGGTAGCACCCTGGGTATATGTAACAGGCACATACAGTGTTTCTCCGTTATAGGTAACTGTAAGTGTTTCGCTTGTGCCTTTATTGCCCGAGAGATAAAAGGTTACACCACCTCTACCACTACTATATGTTACGCCATTAATATTTACAATCTGTTGAGGTGGAAAAAAACCACCGTCTAAAGTGCAAGTTAAATATATGCCTACATTTTGAAGATGTGATAAGATATAGGGTTTATCTTTATATTTAGCCAAATAATTCTTTCCATTTATTTTTGCTATGCTAAACATTTTACCACACTTTCAATTTAATGCCGATGTTATCAAGTCCAAGATTTGTTCTAGCCTGCGCAGCAGTTGTAGCTCCTGTACCGCCATTAGCAATAGGCAACGCTCCGTTTGTGTTACCCAAACCCAAAACATAACGAACCCCAGCAACGGTAGTTTGTCCTGTACCGCCACCAGAGATAGGAAGAACTTTATATGTAGCATCTCCGCATAATGCCATATCCTGCTTTCCTGCTGCCGGAATTGGTGCAAGTCCTGCTTTGCCAGAACTGTTATACGTTGCGCCTGTCATATTAGCGATATTAATATTGCCACTAGAATCAGGCTTTATATTATTTACGGAACGAACAAATTTAGCTTTAATCTGCCCTAAAAAATAGCTTAATCCGTCAAGATCAATTAATTTTTGCAAGTTAGCCATTATGCCAGCTCCTTTGTAATCAAATTCTGAATTTCAACATTTGTTGCTGTCTGTAACCTATAAGCTCGTGGAATAACTTCCCAGGCTACCGAACCGTCTACATAAGTTGCACCGATTGTAGCTTTGCTAAAATCCGGTTCACTTACAGCAGTATCACCGCCAACAATACAAGCTAGAACAACACTTTTAGGCAAGTTTGGTGACAACACAATGTCACCATTTGCATAAGATGTACTGTTCTTGCGAATGTTTAAGCTGTTAAAAAGGTATTGGCTTTTTAAATCGCTAACATTCTGCAATTTATTAAAGTATTCAAGTGGCGGTGCTTCTCCTTTGTCGAGATAACCCCAACCACGCAGGTAATCAAGCTCAGGCCAAGAATCAATCATTTCACCAATGCTTGCGCTACTACCAAAAATCAAATCAAAAGTAGGCTGTTTCATTACCATTATTCAACAAGTCCCCCTTTCACCTTTATAATCCTTGCGAATGTTCCTTGATTAAATCCTTTAAACCTATATGGATTTTCTCCGCTTCTGCTAAAACCGAACGTATTCGCAGCATCGAAAGAATATACATAAATAACGCCAATGCCTGCGCCACGGATAATAAGGTTCAGTGCATCAATCAAGCGGCTTTCCTTGCTAGTTACTACACGCCCTATTCCTATGCGCATTTTGGCATTTCCTGCATTAACGGCGGAAACACGTTCGACATTAAAAACATTCTTTATGCTATGTATTGTGCTAACACGAGAGCAGTCCGTGGTGTTTTTCTCAATTTTAGAGATAACAGCAAGGCGATAGTGCTGGTCGTTTAAGTCGCTGGATGTAAGATAATTATCATACATACGTCTAAACGGAGCTTGTCCGAATCCCATGTTGCCATGATCAGGAAAACCAAAAAAATCCATTGCAATAGCATTTTCAACGCGGCGAGAAATATTAGCGACTTCACCGCACATATCAAGCTGCTTACCAACCGCAGTATCTGGCCATATCTGTGTCCTTATCTGCTCCCTTACTTTATCTATGCTGTCGAGTTCGTTTCCAACGGCATTAAGAAAAGCTTTAATGTTAGGCTTGTTGCGAAACTGACTTAACAAATGGTTATACATTCTTTCGCTTGTAGTCATGGTTACAACTCCAAAGCTACAGTAACATTAGCAAGCTTTGTTACTGCCAGCTCATTACGTTCAATCGAAACGTTTTCCTGCTTATACGTTTGACCGTCTTTAGACACGCTGCACTCAATATAGCTAATACCGTCAACACCGCTGTAAATAGGACCAAGCAAACGCTGATAAATAACATCATTACCCATCGACAGCTTGCCAATCTGTTCGACAACGATATTTTTAATTTTGTCGATTGCATCACCAGGTAAAATTTCTTCGTTATATTCTTTAATGACAACTTTGACATAAATCTGTACCTCGTGCGGACGGCTAAAGCATACATCTTGCTCTGCACCCTCGCTGTCCTCAATGCGAACGCAAATATCGCCGTTTGTATCAATGCCTAAAGGTGCAACATTTAAGATAGTGCGAGCAATAGCTTCTTCATCACCACCGAAAACAATAGCCTGGAAAGAATGAGGTTTTAAGCCATCAACTGTTTCATCAGTGCGGTTTTCATAAATAGTTACGCTGGTAACATCCTGCAATTCCAGCAAGGCAGCCTTAATACTTTCTTTCATTCCTATGCTGTTTCTGAACACAGCAGACGCATACCGCTGACGAACTTCGGATGCTGTTTCATAGTCACGACCTACATATGTTTCAGATTCGTTGCTAACAGAAAACCAGCCGTCATAATTTGTGTTGATGTAATTTACACTATTTAGCAAAGGTTCGATTTCTCCGTATTCTTCACAGTCAAAACGAATAGGACTTCCAACCTGCGTTACTACAAATGATTCGTTAGGCACAACCACAGCTCCATATCGCCTGTCGGAGCGTTCAAAAACCAGCTTACCTTCAACAATACTGCCTTGCCACTTTTCAACGCTCTGAGAAGCCAAGGCAACAGCGACAACCAACGCAGTATCATTTTCTTGTGCTGTGTACTTTATAACTGCATCATTATCAAACTGTACACTGTAAATTTTTCCTTTAGTTGGTGTTTTAACTTCAAGTGTAACGTGAACACAGTCATTAAGAGTGATCGTGCTTTCTTCGATAATATTCCATTTGTAGCCGGAAACATCTTTAATCTGGCAGTTAGCAGGAAGAACCATTCCACTGCGTCCATAACATACAGCGTAAAGATAGCTTGCCTGAGCTTTCTTGCGCTGCACATTGGTGTAAGCAAGCGTATTATCTAAACTGCCTTCGCTGGCACTAATCGGCGAGCGGTCATAATAATCACGCTCTAAAAGCTGCCACATTCGGTCAAGCTCAGCAGCATACACACCAACGAGAACGCCTATCATGCTGTTAGGCTGACGGCTAACTGTCGAGCCTAAATTTTGCTCCAAGCTTTTAAAAATATCTTCTCTTATCTCCGGCAAACGCTTTCTGACAAAACCGTTAACTGTTACTCCGTACTCCATAGCCTAAAACCTCCTTCCTTACAATCATGCCGTATTCAGTTTCCGCTTCATAGCTTAACAACATTTTTCGTGTAGCAGATTCAAAATCAATATCAATGCTGACTAAATTGCTTACTCCGTCAACCTTTAAAATCTGCTCACGGAAAAGCTCTCTAATCAGCGTAAAATTAGGATTTTTTACAAGCACATATTCGAGATAAGGTACGCCATGCGTAACGTCTAAAAACCATTCGCCAAGAAAAGTAAGCAACTGTATTTTTATCTGCTGTGCTACACGCTCAACATCATCAATAAACATTACATCTCCATTAAGTGCAAGATCATGTGTCTTTGCGTTTAAAGCAAGGTCAAGCATTGCTGACACCTCCTAAATAACTAGGAACATATATATCCAAGCCGTTCTCTTGAATTTGTGTAAGCAAACCACAATCAATATAAAGCTTTTCAACAATCGCTTTCTTATCGGGTGTTTTTACAACATTACCTCTATCCTCTACAAGGCAAATAAAATCCATCTTGCTGTTACCTTGCCAGAACGATTCCGCATAATTATTAATATTCGTAGCTTCTGTAGCTCTAGCTGTCAAAATATCTTTGATAACAGAATCAAGCTCCGGCTGTTCAGCATCAACAATCTTTTCGCCAGCACTGCCTTCTGCCTGTGCCGATGCTTCAGATGTAGTATATCTGATTTTATCTGCAAGATTTTCTTTCAGCCATTCCCACGCATACCAATACGGCGTTAAATCAATACTGCCTACATCAGCATTGTATTTAATGCCGTATTTTTCATCATCTTTGCACTTTAACGCCGCTTTTGTCTGCGATACATAAGCACCACGAATAACAGCACGAACAGAATCAGACACACTATCAGCATTGCTAAAATAGCTATCAATAGCTTTTTCAAGCTGGACAAAATACGTCCATGAGCTTGTTAGTGTAGGAAACGCCGCAATGCAAGCAGCTTTTTGCTTTTTATAGGCTATTATAACTTCTTCTTTTTTCATTATTTTTTTACCTCAATGCGACGAACTTGTTTCACCGTGCGGAGCTGTATGAGTATGTCCGATAAGACTAATACCACCGCCAAGCACGTCACCGCTGCACGTTATCGAACCTTGAACATTAATATTTCCGACAACATTAATCGTGTTGCCAGGTGTAAGGCTTATTTTCGTACCGCCGTTAATAACTTCCACATTTTCGGCAGATATTGACTGTGACGGCATCATTCCAACAAAACAGAAGCCGTCAGTCAAATCATATTGTCGAGGATCATGGTTGTCGTCGCTACCTGCTCCTAGCCATTCATCAATGCTGCGTTCAGAAAAAACAATTAAGCAACTATCTCCTGCTTTAACTGGATAAGTTATCTGTGCCGCTCCTGCGTGGGGCATAAAAACAGGAACACCGTCGATAACAGGATATTCAAGCACCCTATCATCGGCGGTGTATTTCTTTAGCGTTGACTTTACGCTAGCAAGGCAGGTCGTAGCATCGAAAGACAAAATCGTACCTGGCAGACAGGTGTGAATGTTGCCTATTTTTTGCTGCATAAGATTTTCCAATCCTTCTAGCGTGTCTGCTGTTGCATCAAGGCTCATCTTTCATCACTCCTTCGATACAATTTCGTAAACTTCAAGCTCTGTATACCAGTTTTGACCGCTATACGAGCCGTTATGCTTTAAGCTCTCGATTTTAAACCAGCCTTTTATTTCCTGCGAATCAATGTAGACTAAATCTCCAGGGTTTAACACAGGTTGAAGCAAGCATTTTACTTTCCACCCTGCTTTTTTCTCACGTTTAGGCTGAGTAACCTTCTTTTTCTTTTTCGTTGTCTGCTTTGCAGCTTTTTTCGGTCCTTTAAGCAGTTTTTCCACAAAACCTACTAAACCGCTTTCAGGAGTAAGCTTTATAGCCTGCACATTGGTGTTGCCGCCTTGCTTAATAATCTGCAAGGTATTGTTCTGGATGCTCCATTCCAAGTCAGTGCCAGCGCAAACCTTATCAAGGCACTCACGTCCTGCACCAACAAAAGAAAACCCATTCGCAAAAGTCGTAAACTCACAATCATCAGCATACGTCACTACAAGTCCCATATCTGCTGCAACATCGTCAAGAGCTTTCTTCCTACTAACATCTTTAGCATAAGACAAGGACACGATGCTATCACGAATAGCAACGTGCCCATCATAAAGCTTCATCTCTGTTACTTTGTCAGAACCGCTCATATAGGAATAACAGTCAGTTACCCAGCCGATGAAAATTCTTTTTAAACCTGCGTCCTCGCTGTACCCGACTTCAAGAATGCAAATTGTATCTGCTCTCTCCAATTTGTCAGCAGTCGCTTTTGACAGATTGTAAATTTTTAGCGAGCAGGAATTACTTTGCTTGGCAAGGCTTTTGGCAATGTCAAATTCAATTTCTAATCCATGCTCTTTCGCTTTTGCTTCAACTACCACGCCGTCAGAGTCTTGCACGCCTAGAGTAATTTTATAAATGCGGTCAAACTGTGCCATAGTTAACCTCCGTAAAACTCATCTTCCGTACAATACACGAGCGTCGCAACACCGCTCTGAAAATCATCTCTGCCAACACTTTCTTTATGTGTTAACACAAGTATTTCTCCCCTCGGAGCATTACTTTTATGATGGTTCATTAGCAAAGGAAATTTCGGTACAACACAAGCGTTAGCAAGAATTACATTGTTGTTAGCGTCCCAAATGTGCAATGCCCAAAATTGCCCTTCATGGTTCCAGCACATTCTTACTTTATATTTCTTGCCGTCAAAAGGAACGCTAAAAACAACATCGTTGCCATCAGCAAAATTAATCGTAATCATGTGACCTCCTAAGGCAGTAAGCCTAATGCGCTTTTAATGCTGTCAACTCCGCCAGCAAGCAAGCTTTTATTTGTTGTGCTTCCTAAAGAATCACTAAGACTACCAGAGCCACTGTCGCCAGGAATATCAACAGAACCTCCGCCAACATCAACGGAAGATGTTTTTCCTGCTCCTACGTTTGCCGCTGTTTCTCCTGCGTTTTCTTCCTGCGACGCTGTAACAACGTTTTCAGGAATCGCTGTTGTCTGCGTGGTTACTTTGACAATTTGCATGAAAGAAAGGTCAGCATAAATAATACTTTTAGACGAATCTCGCTTGCTTACTCGGCAAGAAGTCATAACCATGTTGTCATACTTCTTTTCCGGGCGAATGATAGTCACAGGCTCCTTCTTATCTCTGATTTCCTCTAAAAGCTGTAGACCGTTAGCAAATTTCTTTTCTCCCCAACCATTCTTATAGAACCACGTTACAGGAGTAGAAGAAATGCCGACGGTCATTGTCAATTTTAAAGGTTTGTTAACAATATGGTCAGCAATTTCAAAACCTGTTTCTACCGGATGTCCTGTTACGTCCTGATCATAGGTGTATTCAAAAGATTTTACTATATCGACCTTCAGAGAACCAACTTGTGTAGGATTTTTAATGTTAAAACCTAAAATATCTGCAAGCATAATCTCACCTCTTAAACAGCAGGATAAGCATTGTTAATATCATTGCCTAAACCGCCATTACTACGCTGATCTAATGCAGTAACAACAGCTTCGCCAGTAGCTTTAGGATTGCTAACACCTGTAATATAGAAAGTGTTTTGTTGATTACCGCTATTATTCACGCTTGTTGTTGAGCTTGTAGACGTAAAGCCCACCTTGCCATAATAGCCTAAATCGTTAGGAGCAGTAGGCCCAGTACCGTTTACGCCTTTATTAACAAAATTGGAAAAACCTTCTTGAATTGACGGCCAAAGAGGTCCACCAAATTTTTCTTTCAAGCTCTCTCCCCATGACCTTGCTGTTTTGGCAATCTTATCACTAAGTTTACCAAGCCAATTAATGGCAAGCTTAATAATATCAATGACGCGCATGTTACAGAAATCTTCAAATGCTTTAGAAACGGAATCCCATGCTTCCTTAAACCAATTACAGAAGTTTTGCCATTTTTCGCCCCAGCCAGTCAATGCACTGCCGATAACGCTATCACCGCCAGAGAACCAACGATATAAATCGCGAATTAGCTCACAAATAATCCAAATCCACGTAAAAATGGGAATAAAACGAATAGGACTATTTTCGAGCATAGTAAGAAATTCATTAGCCTTATTCTTCACAGCGTCAAAGTCGCCAAACCATCGTTTCATCATTGTATCAGCCGTTGGGTCAGTTATCCATTTGTAAAAGTCTTGAATAAGCAAGACAACAAATGCAATCGCAGCTGCGATTAAGAGGAATTTACCCATTATTAGCATCTGCATAGCCGCTCCCTTTCGCGTTTGGCTGTTAAACACTATTTGAGCACCTGTTGCCAGCATTAACGCATCTCTAACGGCAACAATCCATTTCACAGCAGTTCCGATCATCATCACAAAACTGCTCCATTTTGCCATGCCAAAAAGAATGCCTGCATAAATCGCTGCAATTTGCAGACCGGAAATAAAGTTATCAAGATTAATGTTCTCGATGTAGTCTGCAAATTTTGCCATGCGTTTTGCTATGCCGTCAACGATGCCTGTCTTGTCCTCAAATTCTTTGAAAAATTTTCCAATCGCATTTTGCATTTTGTTGGTTGCCTGTCCAACAGTCCAAGGCATTTTACCTAACTCCATTTTTAAACGGTCAGATTGCCCACGAATAGCATTAAAAACATCTTGTGCAGTTAATTTGCCTTCGCTGCCCATCTGTCTTAACTGTCCGATTGTAGTGCCCATACCTTCGGCAATAGCTTTTGCAAGTCTAGGAGCTTGCTCCATAATTGAGTTTAATTCATCACCACGCAACGTACCGGAACCTAAAGCCTGTCCTAACTGCACCAACGCAGCTTGCTGAGATGAAGCATCACCGCCACCCAGCAACATTGCGTTTGAAACATCTTCGGTGAACAGCAAAATGTCTTTAGTGCTTTTTTTCAGCTCCTGCGCATTACGTGCAACAGATGTAAAAAGCTCGGCGGTAGAGCCGTATTGCTGACGAGTACGGCTTGCAATATTGTAAATCTCTTTTTGGACAGCTTTTGATTCCTGCTGGCTTTTGGTTACGTTGTTTACCTGACCTTCAATAACCTTCCATTCGTCAATCGTTTTAACGATGCTTCCAAGAGTCAACGAAACGCCAGCGAACATAGCAAGGCCACTTAACTTAGAGAGTAAACCATCTACTTTACCGCCAGCTTTATCAGCAGAATCCCCAACACGTTCAAGTCCTGTTTTAACTTTTTTAGTTGTCTGCTCTACTTGCTTAACATTCGAATTGTTTACCTTAAAGCCAATCGCAATAACCAGACTTCTTACGTCCACGGCGCATCAGCTCCTTTCTTTTTTGGGTGGTCAAGATGATACTTCTGAATATCGCTCTGCATATCAAGCAGGGCGTTTATTTTGCACAAGTCACCTAAAGTTACCGTGCCATCTTTAATTTCAGTTACTGTAACAACTTTTGCCAGCACTGGCCGCCAAACAAATGATTCAGCGGTCAGCACCGGGCTAACCGCACCCGGTATCTCTATTTGTTCGCCAACATCTCGCGGAATCCAGAGAGGTTGGGAATTAAATCGAAAAAATCGCCAAAATTTACCTCGATAATAAATTTCTCCAATTTCAGCATATCAACAAGCTTACCAGTAAAAAGCTCATTGATAACATCTTCTGTCAGCATAACAGCTTCTTCTTCGCCCTTAATTTTAACACTGATGTATTCAGCATCAAGCAGACGTTCAGAGAACTGTGCCAGCACTTCGCCATTAAAGCTTTCGCCCAACTGCGCAAGGATAGCACCGACGTTAATCTGCGCTCCTAACAATGCTTCTTTCATGTCCTCGGTTTCGCCGTTCGAAGTTAAGCCGCCTTTTAAAGCTGACGTAACAGCTCTTTGCAGGTCACCGTACAGCTTTAAGCCTTGTAGCGGTGGAAAAGCACGAACATAGAAGGTGTTCGCGCCAATCTTGCGATTTTTTACTTCAAATTTTGCTTGTCTCATTTTTTACCTCTTAGCTATGCCCACCAACTAAAAATGCTTCGTCGGGAACAACAGCCATAAATACCCACTCGCATTTACCGTCAGAAGCAGACTTGCCACGCTGGAAGTTAGGCTTCTTTACAATCCATGCTTGGTCGCTAATCATAACGCTGTCGCCGCTCAAATCTTTAATAACCAACGGTAACAGGCCTGCGCCGTTTTGATTGTCAGCATCTTGAATTAAGCTCAACGCCGCATTGCTAGAGCTAGACTGCAACAGCGTTACGGTGACTTGCTTTAAGACAGATGACGGGTCAATACTGCGAACAATTTCCTGGTCACAGCCAACGATAGCGGAAATTCCGTCACCTTGTGTTTCAACATTAATAAAAGTACCTTCGTCAACGCCAGTCAAGATAAGAGAGCCGAACAGCACTTTAACCTTCTTCGGGTCGTATGTCTTTACTCTTGCCATTTAATTGTCCTCCTTTAAGCCTTTTGAATAAGGTTCTCATAAGTCAAAGAACCATTAATGTTAACAGCATGGATAGCACCTGCAAGACGTGCGGTAAACCTTACATCGTCAAGAACTCTTTGTGCTTTCTTGTTTGCGCTAATATTAGCAGCTTTAGGAACTGTAATAGTGTAGCCAAGATTTCTGTTGCCATCATCATCATATTCAGTCGGAGCGATACCGCCACGGTCTTGACCAAGCTTCAGAACTTTATTCAGCACACCTTCGACAAGCGCAATGCCAGCATCAGTGTACGGCAATTTCTCACGATTAATAAGCATTGCAAATTCTTCTGTTTTAATTGTTTCAACGAGCCAGTCACGGAAACGGATAACGTCAATCCATTCGCCAGCGCAAGTCTTGCCGTTTTGAGTAATGCTGACGTTCTCCGAGAAGTTTTCAAAGGTATTGTAGTTTTTGGCAGTCAATGCAAGATATTCTGTTTCGGTTAAATCATCATTTGAAATGCCGGAAAGCTTTTTGTTGGCCCAGGTTTCACCGCCGGGATATACAGTAAAGCATCTGGACATTACAGCTGCTTCAGGAAATTCTTTTTCTGCTTCCTTATGATAAAAAACAAAAGTGCGATAATAATTTTTCGCTTTCAGCTTACTGCCTGTATCTGTTGCAACGCCAGCTTGCAACGCATCGGCTTCAGCAACAGATGTACCATACAGCTTTGTATGAGCTTCAACCCATTCTGCCATTTCCATGATTTTTGCAGATGTACGGTCAACATAGCACAAGCCATACCAATCGTTGTCAACAGCACAAATCTTATTCATGTTATCAGCAGCGGAGCTATCAGAGTTCATTCTACCGATTTTGACTTTCTCATAATGCGGAATCTGGCTAAAAGCTTGTAATGCAGCTTTATAAACAGCATCCTCAGCGGTCCAACCTAAATCTAAAAGCTGGTCAGCGTCCGTAATGGTCAATACATACGCCGGAGCAGCGTGCTCATGTGCAGATACAATCATTAGCGTATTAAAGCCATTGGATGAAATGCCTGTAGTATTCAAAGCAATCTGCACATTGACTAATCTGTCGATATTTGCCATATTTTCATCTCCTTAATTTTCTAATTCTCCCATGATTTCAACTTTTACAATTTCACCATCTACAGCAGGGCGTTCTTCTTTATCCTTGCCGTTATTCGTAGTGCCGTTTATTTTTAATTTGTTAAAACATTCTGCACCCTGGCTAAGCAGCTCACGGCAGTACGAAACAGTCAAATCAACCGACGCTCGTTCCTGCCACGTTCTGCCATCCAATGAAGTTGTAATGTCTTGCACTTGCTCGACACTGTTTATAGCCACATTTGCAGAATCATACAAGTTAATCATATCCGGCATTTCGAGATAAAGTTTAAGCTTCGACAGAAGTTCAACAGCACCCTCGCCGAGAGCTTGTATGTTTAACGTAGCTTCAATGATACCTGCATTGCTGTACTGTGCTGTTTCAGTTAAAAAAACAACCTCGTTTCCTATACTGCGTTCAGCCAGAAGATCAACGACGATGTTTAATTCATTTACAGCTGGAGGTTTCATTTTTGCTCTGCGAATCGGAATCGGATAATATATTTTTTGTAATACCGAAATAAAAAAATTCAGTACGTCAGTACGAGTATTAGCTTCTTTCAAAATTCGCTCACCTCTACTGCATATGCACGGTAATGGTTAATAACATCACTTTGAAAAATATCGCTGGCAACCACTTCAAAAAGCTTTCCACGCCATTTAAAGCGGTCAGCCATTGTATTTGTTCGTTGGTCATCAACATAAAGTTCCTTGTCGGTATATACTTTTACCGCTCTAGCAGTCCTACTACCTTCAGGAAGTAACATCATTTCATTAGCTTTAAGCGGCTGCACACTGGCTAACACTTTAAACTCTTGTGGTGTAGGATACATATAGGTTCCGTTGGCAAGCAGTTCAGGACTGCCGTTGTAACGCAGGACAGTTATCAGCTTTCTAAAACTACTCATGATTAGCACCTTTTCTTTCAATGACATAGCGAATTGATTGTCGCAGATGCCCGGTATCAATTAATGGTTTAGAACTTTTCTTGCGCTTTATTGTAGCAGGAGAGTTCGGGACAAATGGTCCGTCAACTATTTTCTTCTGAACCATTCCCTGTACAACATTACCTAACTGATCAAGAGCTGTTTCCGTGCTAATGCCTTTTATAGCACTGTTAACAATATGGTCACCCATCTTATTAATCATTGGCTTATTTTCATCAAAAGCAGAGCGCAGGAATGAGCGTTGTGGCATACCACCTAACCCAAACTCATGTATAGCTGCAATGGCAGCTAGCGGCTGGTCAGTATTGCGTATGCTGCCGCCCTTCCCGCGCTTCACAGTTTTATCCTTAGCTTGAACGCCAACTTTAATTACAACATCGCTCAGCTCTTCCTTAAGCGTAACTATAATACGATTTAAGCCTAAATCGGTATCTTCCACCTTGCTCATAACGCACCATCCAATCTTGTTACTATTGGAACAACGCACATAGAGCGCAGACGTTTAAATTCAATGCCATAGTACGTCTTGTCCAGCATATCAAAAGAAGCCGACCTGTTACCATATGAACGCTGCAAGTCACCTTCTTTTTCCGACGTCACAGAGCCTGTAATACCAACATCAGATGAGCCGTTTTCTCCAGACTGCGCAATAAGCTGACGCAGGACAACGTGATGCGCCATAAGATAAACAAATACTGTTATATACATATTGCCAAAAACACTTTCTGACAACATAGGCGAAACAAGATTAATGTAGACTTCTAATTCTTCATCAGTAAGAATCAGTTCGGGGCAGATAACAGAAAAAGCTTGCTTTATTTTATCTTTAGTTTCCGTTAACATTTTTCTTTGCCATGTTTACAAAAGCAAAAATAACGGAATAAATATCTTCTGCGGTTTCTGCGCCCTCTACATTAATATTGTATTTCTTAGCGAAAGCAGTCAAAGAACGCTTGCTAGATTCAGCGGAAAGTCCTGCAAGGTCTGCTGTCATATCATCAACATTTGCTTCTTTGGCATTGCCTTTCTCGACAGTAATCATTTGTTCTTTGATATAAGCTTTTACAATAAGATTTTCGCCCCATTCATCACCAACGATGCCACACTGATCAGGCATAATATATTTGCCGTCGATATTAATTACAGCTTTAGAGATGTTTTTAACTTTCATTCACTTTCCTCCTAAAAAAGAAAATGCCCTCTCATGCGAAAGGGCAGTATATGGTCAGATTAGATGCCAGAAGCTTTGTTCATGGACAGCGGATAGTAAATCAACACGCCAGCGGTACGAACCTCGCAAGGAACTTCAAATTCCAAGCCTTTTTGCTGAATAGTGTGCTGAGTAAACGGCAAAGGAACTTCCAGGGTCTGATGGTCTGCATCCTTAACGTATGCAATCATCATATCCAAGCCGCCTACACCTGCGCCAGCCAGCTCATTGGCTTTCAATACGGTTACATCCGGGTTATTGCGTTTAAACACGGACAGGATGGAATCAGCAACTACATCAGAGTAAGGAGTGGACGCGATGTAGTTGTATTGGTCTGGCGGCAGTACCAGAGTATTCGGGTTTTCTACGTCATTGGTCTGTTTGCTAACAGAATTGATAATGCCGTTCATATCACGCAGAATCTGAACAGCGGTTTTATCTTTGAATTTAGTAGAAGAACCGGAGCCGTCACCAGGAACAGTATAGTTGCCAATGTTCGGATTATCCAGGATACCAACAACGCCATATTTTGCATCACCATGAAAAGCAATACGGTTAACATATTCGTCAAGAGCACGGCGAACAGCAATAGCCTTGCGAGCAGTCAACGGTTTTCTTGCCATAGCAGCACGGCGCAAGTCCTGCATGGTGTAGCCATACGCTGCACCGCCAGCAATAACTTTAGCAATGTGTTCTTCAGCCAGCACATCTACACGAGCAAAGTCGGTTGCATAGTTGGCGATAGTTTTTGCCATGCCGACAGAACCCAATGACTGATAGCTGATAGTATCAGCGCCGGGGTCAACGTCAGAGGACATATCAAACAGTTTCAGCGCATTAAGATTAGCGAATTTCTGGTCGTAGGTTTTTGCCTTTACAGCTTCGAGTTCTTTTGCGACAAAAATAGTATCGCCTGCGTCTTTACGCAAGCCGTCGCAACGCTCAATAACATTCAGGTCTAATTCATCATAGTGCATTTGAGTCATTACTATTTCACCTCTTCTTTTCTAATTAACCAATTTCGATAACTGCCAAGCCTGCTTTATCGCAGGAAGTGATAAATTTAGCACCGCAGCCAAGAGCTTCAATGGTGCCAGCAGCAACAGTATCTTTAACAAAAGTGCCGTCAGCAAGCTTCAGATGAGCTTCGTCACCTGCGTTAACCGCACCTCCGGTAGTTACCCATACACGACCTTTAGTTACAACAGGAACAGTGTAATTCTGCGGATAATATTTCTTGCCAGCTTCAGGCGGCTCAATATGAGTATGCAGAGTAACGCCGATAACTTTCGCACCGTCACCGGATGCGGACGGAGATTTCACCTGATGCTCTGCGTCAGTGCCACGGATAACGGCGCAAGCAGCACCAATACCGTCAGCTTCTTCAACAGCAAAGGAATCTACAGTATGAGAGGACAAATCATACAGCGCACCAGCAAAAGCTTTGTCCATGGTTAATGCATAATTAGTAATTGCCATTGTATTCACCTCTTTCTTATTCTTCGCCACGCATACGTGCAATCATGCGGCTACGTGCATCGTTAGCAGAATCATTCTTAGTTTCTTGCTTTTCAGCACCGCCTTTAGCTTTTAAGGCTTGATTTTTTGCGTTATCATTGCGAAGCATCTCTTTCGCAGCAGAATATGCGCCGTTAATATAAGCTTCGGATACACCGTCAAGCTTAAAGCTTTCACCAAATGCAGCTTTAACAATGCCTTCTTTTAACTCAGCGTTGGTCAAGCCATCGGTTTTTTCAACCTTTGCAATTTTAGCGGTTTCTTCAAGCTCCGCACGCTCCTGCATATCAGCCTTCACAGCTTCAACAGCCTCTTTTACAGCTTTCTCTTTTTCAGCGTCAGCAGCATCAACTTTAGCTTTCAAGCCGTCACGCTCAGCAGTCATTGCGTCAAGTTTAGCTTTTTTGTCGTCGGCATCAGCTTTAAGAGCAGTATTTTGCTCCTTTACAGATTTAAGCTCAGTGTTAGCAGTGTCAAGCTTTACACGAGCGTTTTCTTCTTTGTTTTGCAGAGAGTTGACGTAGTTAGCGATTTTCTCATCAACTTCAAAATCAACAGAATCAATTTTAATTTTCATTTTTGTTTCTACTCCTTCGATAATTTCGTCGCCGTCAAGATTAAGCCGTGCTTTTGCTCCGGCACGTGCCCTATCAACAACGGCTAAATGATTGATACGGATGTTGCGTTGGATAGCATCATATTGCTGTCCGTCAGGTGTGGTGCCTGGAGTTTCTTCAAGATCCACTCTGTAGCCTAAAGACAAGCCACGCTTTTCGCCAATAGCAGAGGGATTATGGATAACAATGTCACAGGCAATATTTGTTTCGTCCTTTGGATAACCGCTGGACAAAATCGTGCCAATGGCTAAATCTTGTGCGGTATCGCTGTTTACAATGCCGCTGGCTGGGTGTCCTACCACAATAGGCTTTCCGACAAAGCTTGCTTCACTGTCAGCGTCGAACACTTCCTCCGGCGGTCTGTACTCTCGTCTAATAGTCCCGTCTGGCTGTTGGTAGATATAGATGCCAGTACGTGCCACAATCGGAGAATCACGCAAGAAGCCGTCAGCGTCAGTAACTGCACCGCTAACAAACATCCATGAATCAATGCGCTCATATCGTTGTACACTTCCCAAAAAATTCACCTCCTTATTTTGGGGTATATAAAAAGCATATGCAATTTCTCGCATACGCCTTCTAGCTTAATTCTTTGCTTTTCTTTACATCAACCCTACCCATTGGAACTGCTGTTGTCATGTTCCATTGCTCCAGGTCAATAACAGGTAATGCTACGCAGCGGCAGTTATAATCCATACACGGATGATATTTCGGAGAAGGATAAACCTTTATGCCGTTAATCTCGCCCATCTTATCGCTGTTCCAATAGAAGTATTTCCCATCCATTTCAGCATGAGAAGGTCTGACACGTTCATCATGTGACGATGACCATTGATACACGCTTATACCGCAATCAACCTGCCTTCTCATCGTTATAATGCCGTTCAGATTGCCTACCTCATTCCTTGCAATAAATTTTGCTCGCTTGTCGGTAGTGTTAAGCAGTACCTTGATTTCTTCTTCAACTTCGCTCATGGCAGTACCACGCTGAACAGCATTGCTTACAATGATTTGTAGCTTTTCGATGTAGGTATTGACTATGCTGTCCACAAGCCTGCCTTGCTGCGCTTTCCATTCCGCTTTTACTGTATCAAGTAAAACCGAATCATTTAAAAACACATCAACGCTGACTGCTTCCGCAAAGGCACTGATAACATTAGCATCGACAACGCTGGACACGCCAGCAAGAATAAGCTCTAATTCGCTTATAGCTTCCTCAACAGTCATGCTCTTTAAAAGCTCTAAAAGTATCGCCTGAACGAAAGCATCTGTAACGGTGCTGTCATCGTCCTGACGCAGCGAATATGTCAGCATTGGTATATTGTTATTCGTGGCACTTTTTAAACGTCTTACAACGGCTCTGAGGACGCGATAATAATCACGTTCAAAATTCTTTGGATATTTTGGACGCTTCTTTACTTTAAGGTAACGTATTGATTTCTTCTGTTTCTTCATCATCTAAATCCAGCTCACTTTCTGTAACTGGAATATCGCCACGCTCTTTAAGGTATTGGCGTGCTTGTGTTGCGTCTAACAGTTGATTATCAACTAGGTCAAAAACAAGCTTAACAACGGCAGCTCTTACTTCTGCCTGCGTCTTGTCGACGTTGGCTTGTTCCAGATCATTCAGTGGTTCGATTGCCTTAAATTTAATGCTCCACTTTTCAAGCTCCTTGCCGTTGGTAGGTCCTTCTTTTGCAAGCTGGATAAGTCTTACAAGATACTCTAATGCAGGACGAATCTTCCTGCGTTGAATACGTCTGACGTTATCATAGTAAATCTGCAAGTCGCTCTTGCCTGTGCTGTTCATGCCAGCCGGAGAACGCCCAAACAATACAGTAAAAGGATAGCTTGTAACAGCACATAAAGCTTGCTCAAACTCTTGAATAATATCCGTCAAGCCTGTAAGCGGAATGTTGAAAATGCCGTATTCATCTTCCTTGTCAACGGCTACGCTGCCATTTATTCTGCGTGAGTAGTCTATCAGCTCTAAACGCCGAATAACTGCTTGCGTGCCGTCCTCTCTTGTCAGTAAATTGCTTAAGCCTTCGAGCTTTAACAGTGACGTGCTAACCTTGTCCATTATGTCGATTGTTTTATTCATTGCAGTTTTTACACGGTTCAGCGCAGCCGGAACACCATCCAGGCAGGATAAGCCAGCACCGTTATTAGCAATGCGCTCTATCTTCGGCAGCATTTCGCCGTCAAAAATCAGCAGTCTGCTTCGATGTACCTTAAACTGATTTCCGTTCGGTGGCGAAATCATGTAAAACTCAGGCTTGCCAAAATTTACATCTCGAATATCTGTATCAAGATAAATTGAGGTGGTATCCGGGTAAATATCTCGCTTGTCAAAAACTTCTAATCCGTTAATCCTGCGCAAACGGTTGATATTAATAGGCTCGCTTAATTCCTGCCCATCGTCAGCAAGGATAAGAGCACAAGACATACCGAACAGTCTGTCCCAATATAAAGCCTCTGTAAGCTTTTCCTGCACAAACAGCGTTTCAAGCTCCTGCAAGATACAATCGTCAGAATCGCCTTCGATTTCTATAAAATTCTTCATAGCATCATCGGCAGCCATTGTAACAATTCTACGCACAAGAGCATTTCTGTACATTGTAGCCAAAGCCTGGTCTGTGAGTTTTCGCTCGTTCAGCAGACCTTCATAATTGCGAGCTTTACGTGCAATAAAAGCATCTTTAAATCCGCTGTCTGCACGAATTGAATTATCTTTTCTTTTTACCATTATTCCTCCTAGCTCGTTAAGCCGCCCCAGCTGCGTGAATTCATGAGCTTGTTAAACGCATCACTTGACGCATCCACCATATCATCATGCTTGCTTTCCGGGAACGATTCAAGTTCTGACAGATACATATCATTCCATTCACTTTTAAGGATAAGGACATTTCCTGCCTGTACCTGTGAAGCAAATGGAGTAGCACGAACCTCTTTGCTGCCTGTCGGCGATACAATCTCTACCGAGTACCCGGCAAGCATTGATACAAGGCTTTGAGCTTGCGCCTTGCCTGCCTGTCCAGGGTCTTGCGGTATCGTGATTTGTACGAATTTATATTTACCCTGGTCAATCGCCGCCATGTTGCGCAGAAGATTTCTTGCATCATTTGCCTTTATCTGCTTGCGCTTTACATCAAGAACAATTACTCTGCCATCGTCAAGCAGTCCCATTAACACGCCTGCTGTTGCGTCAGGATCAGGGTTGAGCGGCGTAGGCTCTGTTGCAGCCAAGTCCCAAGAACGTGCATAAGCAATGATATTTTTCGGTACTGCATCAACAAAAGTGAAGTTTTCTGTTTTAAAGTACATACCAGCGGCAGGACGAATCTTCCAGTTACCATACAGCAGACGTTCTTTGTCAATCTCTGCCAACGCTTTAAGGTTTGCCATGTACGACGGGTCTTTAGCCATTAAAACTTTGTTGTCCGTCAACTTTGATGCTATAAACGTAACCGACTTGCATTCTTCGACATTTACGCCGTGCTCCTTTGCGAGTTCATGCGGATTGCTTCCCCAATAAATCGTATCATTCAGGACGCACATATAACGCACAACACCGCTGCGCTCGTAGATTGGATAGCCTGTATCTTGATTTATCCACCAAGAAATAAAATCAGCTACCCAACTATCGCTGTCCGGGTTGCACGTCGCTCTTACATAAGGACGAATACCGCACGTTGAACGGTTACGAGAAAGCATATACAAAAATTGGTGTCGGCTAAAATGCGTCAGCTCGTCAAAAGCCAGATAGCAGATTTCTGAGCCTTGCCAGCCTTGTAAATCTTCGTCACGCTCCAAATGCGCAAAATGAATTCTTGCTCCGCTGGGACTAAAAAACCAATGTAGTTTTGGAGTTTTCTTGGGTTTTGCGCCTTGCACTTGTCCATATATTTTGTTAGCAGCATCCCACAAACCGCCTGAAGCTGTGATTTGAGTGTAATTTTTTCGGAACACAACGCCGCTAAATCCTGCTATATCTTTGTGTCTTAGGCCTTCCAGGAGAAGCGCAAAGGTTTTTCCACCGCCAGCCGCTCCACCATAAATTACAATATCCGCAGAAGAACACATGAAAGCTGTTTGCGGTCCCGGTTGCGGAGTTAGATACAGAGGCTCAAATGTATCTCTGCCGTTATTTGGAATGTAGATAGATTGGTAAGCGTCTATTGTTTCAACGCTTGCATCTTCCGCTAGCGACAATATACCTCCGTCAGCTCCTGCCAATGTAGCAAGAGTGCGAATTGCATTAACATCACTTTCTTTTAAAGCTTTGTTAAGCAACTTTGCTATCATTAAGGCTTGATAGTTTTGATCTTGCTCGTCTAAGCCGAAAGCGTGTAAAAAACTTTTTGCTTTATCGTCGTGGACTTGTGATTCAAGTATCGTCTTTGCTATCTGCTGTAAGTTTTTTTTCGCCCGTCTTATTTCACCGGATTTTTTGCCGCCAACAGTTCCTCTTTTCCTTGCTTCATCCTTGCTTCGGACAGGCCTTAAATTGCTAACATTTCCTCGTGCTGGCACATTAAAACACCTGTCCTTTCTTTAGATTTTATTTGCTGTCTACAAGGTAAAATTCTTTTCGCAGCTCTGCGTTTACCAAGAATTGTCCACCACAAGAAGCAGTCTTTGTTTTTACTCCTGGCTTTTTAATTCCTCTAGCAGTCATACAAGAGTGTTCGCCCTGAATAACTACAATAACGTCCTCTGTCCCTAAAATTTTTGTAAGAATGTCGCGAATTTCCTTGCCGATACGCTCTTGAATTTGCAGACGTTTTGTTACTGCGTCAGCAATACGTGCAATCTTGCTAATGCCGATAACTTTACCGTTAGGGATATAGCCTACATCAACAGTCATGTTATACATGAGTGCGATATGGTGCTCGCAATAAGAAAAGCAGTTGATGCCTTTTAACACCACCATATCATCGTTATCACAGGAAAAGCACTTGTTGAATTTCTTTGCGATTTCATCGTTGCTGACACTTGCGTACTCTAATTGCTCCATTAGCATTTTTGCGAACCGTTTAGGAGTTTCAAGAAGTCCCTCTCGGTTCGGGTTTTCGCCGATGCCCTCAATAATAAGCCTTGCTGCTTGTTCTAGCTTTTTAGCGTCCATGTTACACGCCCCTTTTATCTTTATCCCAAATAATTTTATGAAGCTGCACTTGTACGCAAATGTTATACGGCGAATTTTTTGCGTACTCTACAAGCTCCGCAGGTTCGATTGCGCCCCACACTGGCGAGATGTAAACTTTTGCCTGGCATTTGATTTTTTTGCAATAGTCAAGCACCCGGTCTACGTCGTTAAAATCTTCTTTGCTGCCAACTACAAATTTTATAACGTCCTTTGCGTTAAGGTGCTTGTAATTATCCATTAGCATTTTATTAGATTCGCCAGACGTGCCGCACTTGTAATCAATGGTATAAAAAATACCGCTTAGCCTTTTTTTGTAAAGCGGTACAGCACCATTTGTTTCGATATTTACCTCATATTTGGCTTTGTGTAGCAGTTCAAGGAGTGGCTGTAAGTCGTGTAGGAGCGGTTCACCGCCAGTAATGGTTACACGCTTGCAGTTATACTCGCTTATCTCATCCATAAGCTCCTGCTCATTAAAACTGCTGGCAGCATCTGCGAATTGTTGAGCATAGATTGTATCGCAATAACTACAACGCAGGTTGCAGCCAGCCAAACGAACAAATACAGAAGGATAGCCGGTTCGCTTTCCTTCTCCTTCGATACTTTTAAAAATTTCCACCACATTATATTTCATACACGGCAACATTCCCTTCGCTTTCCTGTACCGACACTTTAATGCAGTGCGGAACTTTTTCGCAAATCCAACGAGCAATGTTTTCTGCTGTCGGGTTACATTGTAACACGTCGTTTAAATATTGATGGTCAAGTGTATCAGAAACAAGGTTTTTAATATGCTTAAAATCTACCACCATTCCGTTAGCGTCTAACTTTTCGCTTTGGCAGGTTACATAGATAACCCAATTATGACCATGTAAATTTTTGCACTTACTTTCATAATTTAGGGAAAGCTGATGCGCTGCTGAAATTTCTAATCTTTTTGTTACTGTATACATATTAATCCTCCAACGCAGGGTCTTTCACGCCGTTAGCCGCAAACGCAGCAGCGCGGTCAATACACGTTCCGCAAGTTCCGCAAGGCTTTTCTCCGCCCTCGTAACAGCTCCATGTAAACTGATATGGTGTGTTAAGCTCTAATCCAAGCTTAATAACACCTGCTTTATTTAGATTAATGAGCGGTGCTTCAAGATGTGTAGTTCGTCCACTACCCTCGAAAATTGCCTTATTCATATAGTCAGCGAACTCAGGCGTGCAATCAGGATAAGCTCGACCTGCTGCATCGTCAGCATGAGCGCCATAATAAATAGCTTCTGCTTCTACGCTTACAGCAACAGCAGCCGCATAAGAAAGTAATAAGCCGTTTCTGAAAGGTACGTAAGTATCAACAGTACCTTCACCGCCAAGCTCTTTAAGCTGCTTTGCATAGGATTCATGTTTAATATCATGCTTGCTTTTAGCCAGCAATGGGCAATCGCTCATAGAGAACGCCAGCGACAAATCAGTTTCTTTATGGTCTACGCCATAAAAAGCAGCGACTTTTCTTGCGCTTTCAATTTCTCTTTTATGTCTTTGTCCATAAAAAGCAGATAAGGCTAAAACTTTTTCTGTACCATATTTTTTGACTGCAATAGCTAAACAAGTAGTGCTATCTACACCGCCGCTTAATAAAACAACTGCTTTTTTCATTTGTTATTACCTCTTTTCAAAAATGAGTCTTTGCATACTCTTGAAATTTTACCCATTCTACAAAATTATTAATAGCTACTTCCTTATTTTTTACTCGCATACCAGTAGGCTTGTTATATTTAACCATTGTTTTTCCATTGAACTTATATACTGCGCCGAATCTATTGCCAGATACCCACGCAGTAGAATCTACGCTGTCAAAATGAAATCGTGGCAAATATTTCAATTGAGTAAATCCCAAACCGTGAATTTTAGCTCCATGCGAGTGTGCTTCTTTGATAAGCAAAGGAAATTTTTCAACTTCACCTTTTGTAAATTCGCCGCTAACATAACCGCCTATTGCAACATACTTATACCGCTTGCACATTTCAATAAAGTCTTTCATGCCACGGCTTTTATGCCATACAGGAATCGGTGACCTTCCGACTTTTTCAGCAATGTATTTTCTGATTTTCAAAACTTCTTCGTAGCCTACAATAGGGTCAATGTCAAGCTCAAAAAATTTCTGCACATTGTATTTTTGGATATACGCAATATAAGAATCGACATAAGTTTTTAAGTCAACTTTTTTTGCATTGCCCATCAACATAGTGAACGCTCCTGAATCAAGCATATAATCACCATAATAAGGCAAATATTTTACTGACTTCTCGGTTGTTTGCAAAAACGATTCGAGAATATAAGGTTTATATTTTTTTCTTTGCTCTCCCAACTCGTCAGCTCTGCTTTCCCCACCAGCGAGCATTATGTTCATTGAATTACCCTCCTGATTTTCTTCGGCGGTAGGACAATTAATTATCGCCTTACTATATATCAATTCGCGCCACGGAACATCACCTGCAAGAAATAATTTCATTATTGCCCTCCCAAATAGCAACTCACGGTAGCTCATACCGCCAGCTAAATACAGTTTCATATTTCAAATTCTTCGCCGCAATGCGGACAAGTAACAGTTTTAGGCTTATGCTCGTTACTATTAGATGTAGGAGCATTTTCGAAAAAATCCCCTATTTCGCCGCCTAAATCATGTGATTCAAAACCAAACTCACCCATATCTAAACTTTCGATTTGTTCCAGCTCTAACGCCAACTTTTCAAAATCCCAGCCAGCAAGTTCCCCGGTTTTATTATCTGCCAAGCGATAAGCTCTTGCTTGCTCATCTGATAAGTTCCCGGCAACAATTACCGGAGCTTCAGTTAAACCTAACTCCTGTGCTGCAAGATAGCGTGTATGACCTACAATGATAACATTATCTTTGTCGACTACGATAGGTTGATTGAAGCCAAACTCTTTGATAGAGTTAGCAACCTTTTCAACAGCTTCTTCGTTGTTTCTTGGGTTGTTTTCATACGGCGTAATGTCTGATAACGCCATTAATGTAATTTTGTTTCTTAAATCCATGATGTACCTCCATCTTTTTACAATAAAAAAGGACAGTGCTTTTTTTACACTGTCCAATAAAACTATAATAATTTTAGCAGCTCTTCCGCACGCTGGCGGTCAGTTTTGACAATTTTTGCGAATTGCTTTATAAGCTCCCATTCATCATCGAACGCTCTAATATTGCGTCCCTTGCGTTCGCCAGCAGCAGTCTTTCCTTTTGGTCTGCCTGCTCCCTCGCGAACACCGCCCCATTTTTTACTTTCCATGTTAACCCCTACTTATCCACCAATACAACATTACAATTCCACTAGCTAAGCCATGCGCCCACAATACCCATTCATGCAGGCTCATTTGAGGAAAATTTCTTACTGCTTCGACTACAATGCCAATAGTGAACAACCAAATTAGTATTTTCATTTTTGTTAAAACGTGGTAGAATATAGGCAGGAGGACGATTGCTCGTCCTACCTGCTGCCCTCTTTATTTACGCTTCTTGCTCTTGCGATTTACAGGGGGCTTTTTTGCTGCTTTTTTTTGCTGTTTTTTAATTTTTTCCTGTATTTGCATTGCTACCAATATAGCGTTTACCAGGAAATAAACAGTTTCAGCTGCATTTTTGAAATCCTCATCCACGTTTTCTACCTCCTTTCTATACTTATATTATACTACACTTTTGTTTATTTGTAAAGTATTTTTTCAAAAATAATTATAAAAAGGCGGTACTTTTTTGTACCGCCTTGCTTTTTATTTTACTCTAAACTGTAACGCAGGAACTTTTAAACTATCTCCATAAGCATCGGTATATCTGCTGTTGATTTCAACAAGTCCTTCAAGAACGCAACCTTCTTGCTGGAACAGCCACGCGGTTCTAATTGCTTCAGTGTAGGTACCTGAAAAGGTAAAACCTGCAATTCCGTTCGCTTTCATGCAAGCCACTATTTCAGGTACTTGATGGTCCCAAACAATTTCGGAAAGGTCAAGGTTGAGGTTGCCATGCTCCCTGGAGATTTGGTATTCACGCCAAATATGAACAGCAAATTCGCCAAGGTTCCCTATTTGTCCAAAGGTTTCATTATGAAGCTCTCTAGCTTTTTCTTTTTCTTCGTCATTTTTTGCTGCATCAAACGCAGCGATTGCTTGCAGTTCCTTTTGATAAGCTTCCTCAAAAATATTTTTCATTTTAACCGACTTCCTTTACTCTTTATTTAGCAGGTACTTTATCTTCCCTACACTTATATTATACTATATTATGCTATTTTTGTAAAGAATTTTCTTTATAAAACATCAGTTATATTTTATACACCTAAAAAGCCGTCTACATTTGTAGGCGGCTTTTTGAGTACACAACATATTTTTAGGAGAAGGATTTATCATCCAACTGTTGCATCTTAATTATATCATTCCTTTAATTGCCTTGTAAATGACACCTTACTGACATGATTTTAAAAGGTGCTCTATTTGTATCCTGGCAAACTCTGCATCTTCGGCTGTGTAGGCTTTTTCACAGTAGCCATTACAGGCAGGCTTTGTTTGGTCTTTCTTGTAGCTAAAAATAACATCCTGGTATACAGCAAGCTGTCGCATCTGCTCATAAGCTCCAATGCTTATAACGTGCTCCCAAAACGCTCTTAAGCTATCCTCGCCTTTGCTATAAGCATCTATATATTTATTCAACAGCTCATTTAAAGACTTATCCATTTTTAGCTCTGCACTTTCTTATCTTAAGAGCATTGCTGGAAGGATTTTCGCCAAGATACACGCCTTTGGTGTATGGCAGATATGCTGAAACAGTGCTCTTGCTTACACGCAATTTTTCGGCTATGTTCTCCACGCTGTACCCTTGCTCATACAAATCATTGACCTGTATGGACATATCACTTTCATATGCTCCGGCATCAATGAGAACCTTTCTGACTTTCTGCTCTGAAACGCGAAACAGTGCAGCTACTTTTTTAATGCTGCCTTCGGCATTGTAAGACTTGATAATATCTTCCGGCTTCAAATGATCACGCCCTTTCGGTTTGCTTATCTATATTGTTGTTGCATATACGCCTGTAATTCTTTGGCAAAGTCTGCGTGTTCCTTGATATAGGCTTTGACTATCTCATAGCACTCTGCGTAATGCTTTCCTTCCTTGTTTTTGTTATTGGTAGCAATCTTAATAGCTGCATTAAACAGTGTAGCACCGCCCTCATTTTTAGCATCTATAAAATCTGCCAACGCTTCCGGAACTAACACCGTAATAGTTTTTTCCTGCTTATCGTAAGAATCGTTTAAAACGTCGCAGAAACTATAATCAGTTTTATATGTCCTGTAGAACATTGTTACATGTTTGCAGCCAATTTCTGCTTCTATAGCACGGCGCTCTTTGTAACACTCGGAGCATACGCCATATTCTTCAAAATAACGAATCTTACGTTCACGCTCATCACCTTTGCCGTACAGCTGTACCGTTCCGGTGTGACCGCATGAAAAAGTTACTTCGTACTTCATTTGCTCGCCCTCTTTCCGTAGCAGTACAAATTCCACGCTTGGCCATCTTGTTTCCACAAGTCTACCAACGCTTGACGTTCCGCGCGAATTTCTGCGTCGATTTTACGCTCATATTCGATTGGGTTAACGCCTTCAGGAATGTACTGCAAAGCTTCGCTGAAGGAAAACTCCTTAATATTGCCAACACCTTCACGATGGATGTCAGCAGCTTTCTGAGCACAGTCACCGCACAGGAAGTTGTGCGAGTTTACACCGAAGTAATGCTTACCGCAATGCTGGCAAACCTTTTGGGTACCAGCTGCTTCTGCAATTAAGGAGCGAATTTTCGCAAACAGCTCCTTACGAGTCGTTTTCTTATTGAAGCGGAAAACTCTTTGTTCACCGCCGATTTTTACAACACACGCCTGACGATGTGCACGCCAGGTGAACTCGACTTGACCTATCTTCATGATTTCCTCCCTCCTTAATTCATGCGGCTGAGAATTTCCGCCTTAATTGCTTCTTCATACTGACCAGATTTACCCAAGCAAGCTTCCAGGTGCTGCGTATTATACAGCACAATTTTTTCAAACTCACCAACTAATTCCTCTTTACTCATATTTTTTAAAGCAGCAATTTTCTTTTCCAGCATTATAACCGACTTCCTTTCTTGTAGGCTTTCTATCTTCCCTACAATTATATTATACTGCATTTCTCTGCTTTTGTAAAGAGTTTTCTTTACGAAATGTTAGTTTTCTTCTAAATCTTCTCTAGTTACCTCATACTCAATACTGCCGTCACGCTTGCGCAGAACTACCTCAAAGTCACAGGCAGTTGCAAGCTCCAGCAGAAGCTTAAGTGATTTGCATTTTTTAACCTTGTAGTTCAGGGACATTGGCGTAATGCCCATTTCCCTAGCTAATGTAGCCTGGTTTTTTCCTGTTGAAGCGATTAATACCTTGATTTTGTTTTCTATTGACATAGTAGCACCACCTTAATTATTATATCTCTTATCATTATACAGCGTTCTCTTTATGTAATCAATATAATCTTTTATAAAAATATTGCCTGCGAGATTTCCCGCAGGCTTTTTGTTAAGATACTTCAATCATCGTTTTTAACCACGAATCGCTTGACGCATCAATGAGCCATTTCTTATTATAGCCGTTATAATACCTGATCAAGTAAAGCTTTGTCTTGTCGCCTTCGTCATTGTACAGAGAGAAGTTAGGGAACTTCTTGCCTTCCGATTTCTCCAGCTGGTAAAAGTATTCGTGAATTTTTTTCGCTCTCTTTATAACCTCCCAGTCTGGCGTAAACTCATCAGCATAGTTGTATCGCTTTGCCAGGTCATCTGAATGTACTCTATATCCGGCAAGGTTTGGCAGCACACATATTTTATCAAACGATGCTCCCAAGCTATTCACAAAAGCAAGAATCGAATCGAAGTCATAAGCAAAATGAGTGTTACGCATACCGGGCAATTTATACTTATTGCAGTCATCGTTCGGTTCTTCATCCGTGATGTAGAATAAGAAGTCTACGAAGCCTACATACTGCAAGCCGCCATAAAGCTTCTTTCTTTCGCCAAGCATTTCACCGCAAACAATTTCAAGATAAACTCCCTTGCCGTTATCAAGGTGAAATGCTGTTCTAACACGGCAGTTGCCTATGGTGTTGATGCTGCGCTCTGCCTTTTCCCAGCTAGCACCTTCAAAATACAATGTTTTCACGTTAACCACTACCTTTCTTCCCCGGCAGGAACTATTTCAAATTCTCCTATATCAAACCATGTGTTGGTTCCGTCTACCAGGAATATTCTGCCGATTTTTTCAAGCTCCTTAATGCTGCATTCCATTGCGCTTTCTTTGTTAAACACCTTATAACCTCGCCTTTTGAACAGAAACGCTAGTCCGTCAACTAAATCTTTCTTTGAGCTATAATAGGTTATCTCGCACTCTCTGCAATACAAGACATATCTTTCGTCGTAGAACTCTCCGTTAACATCATTCGTTTGATAAAGCTCGCAGCCAGGTTCTTCGGCAGCATAGTAAAGTTTTAAGCCTTTATCTTTTGCAAGTCTTACGAAAAAGTCCATTGCCGGGGTCCATTTGGTGTCTACGGTAAACCGCAAGAAATATTCTTCTTCGTTGGCTTTAGTTACTTCTCCAACATCGTCGAACCATCCTTCATAGTTACTGCCAGAGTAAAGCTCATTACCGTATCTATAAATGCTGCCATCATTTTCATTTAGGTGACGTTCAATATCATCTTGCAGCCTTTGCAGTATTGCCTTATCTCCAACCATTGTAATGTCATTGAAACAGATATTAGCCATTTTACACCTCCGTGTTAACTTTGCAAATCGAACTAAGCTTGCCAGCTCTAGGATTATTCTTTTTAGGACATTCATCAATGCGAGCTATCGGAGTGCACCAGTTTGGCAAACAGCTGCAAGCTCCGTATTGGTTTGTAAAGAATCTGTCAAAGCTTTCATGCATTGAATGAGCGTACTGGCAGTTTCGGCAGCCGAATCTTTCAATTTTAGGTTTTTCTTCTGTTATCCAAAGATTAACTAACGCAGCAGTTTCCTTAAATTTATCAAAAGGTGTCATATTAGCATACCCCCTTTCTAATAATCATATGCCGGAGCACTTCTTCGCTAATTTCCATTTCTTCGTTAAGCTTAAGCACACATTTCTTATTGGCTCGAAACGTAACCAGGACATAAATACCATTCTCATAGTCCTGAATCACATAAGGCATCTTCCTTTCTCCCCAGCGGTCTGTCTTTTCGACTACACCACCATTAGAAGCGATTAAGTCATTGAACTTCGAGATAACACCCTCGACTATTTCCTGCTCCGGGCGCATAACGTACATGATTTCATAAGCATTCATTTTTTCTTTCCTCCTTACATTTGTTCATCTTCCTGAAAACTGTAGTAACTGCCGTCACCTATAATGATATGGTCTAAGCAAGGTATTCCCATTATTGCCCCGGCTTTAACAATGTCCCTGGTTAACTTTTTGTCATCATTACTAGGTACTGCAAAGCCTGAAGGATGATTATGTGCTACAAATATTGAAGCAGCATTTTTCATGATGGCATACTTGAAAATCTCTCTAGGATGAACAAGGCAGTTTGTCAGCGTTCCTTTCAGTATAGCTCTTGCTTCAATAATTCTGTTCTTGCTGTCTGCTGCAATTACCCAGAACTCTTCATGATTCAGATACCGCAACTTCGGCATCATAAATTCAGCCAAGTCTTGCGGATCGCAGCAGTGTCTTTTTTCCTCAGCTTTGGTTTCGGCGAAAGCTCTTTTGCCTAACTCTACACCACACAAGAAAGCTTCTGCTTTCTGTTTGTCTAAACCATATGCTTTCAGCTCGTCGGTATCTTCCAGGCGATACAATTTCTGTGCCGTTAATTCAGAAACCTTATAAGCTTCCTGCCCGAGCAACGCTTCGCATAACTCTCTATAACTTTTGTCTGCTACTTTACACATAACTTTCACTCCAATCTTTTTTCCAGCGCACACCTTTCGGTGTACGCTGGTTCTTCTATTTATAATGATTTGTAGGGATAGCAGCTTGCTGGCATCAGAAGCTTTTCACGCAGTGCATCGATTCTCTTTTGGCGGCGTTTTGTATTTGCCATGAGTTCATGGAACTCATCTCCGGCAAGAGGAAGTGTTTCCAGCATCAGTACATACTTTATAAGTTGTCTTGTTCTCACATTAATCACATCCAATCTTCGCAATTCTTAAGATATTCTTTCTTTGCTTCAAGTAAAGCTTTTTTCATAACCGGGTCAGAGTTAACTTGCTCATAAGTCAAAAGCAGAGCATCCAGTTTATCATCAAGCTCATAAGTTATACAAAACTCATGGTTAGCAAGTTCGTAACGGAAGGCTGATTTCAAGAAGTCGAAATCTTTCATGTGCTCCTTCTTTTCGATGTTCAGGCGTTTTACTAAATCATTATGAGCCTTAGCCTGGGCACGAAGGATATATCCTCCGAAGCCGATTTGATAAACCTTGTCGGTATCATCCGGAGCTAAACCAAATCTTTTCATGCCTTCGTTGAACTGTTCTTCAGTAAAAGCAAAGAACGTTTTATCTTTGGTAAAGCTTTCGTATTCCTTTTGCTGTTCGTTGATTAAGGTTGAGTAATCTTTGTATTTTAACATCCTAGCATCCCTCCTAAAAAGTCATAAATTTCATCATTGGTTTTTGGACCTTAAATTCCATATCTCCAATATGCTTATTGATTCTTGCCAGACACTTAACGACGGCGTTCGCTTCACCCTCGCTGAACGGCATGCAGTCGCCTTCCTCGTTTGTGTAGCACAGCAGCACGTTACCGCACAGGCACTGATCATGTAATCTGCCGTAACCATAAATAACACTTGCCAGCTCATTGGCTACAGGCTTTTCGGTCTTCAGAAGAAATTCTTCATCGAACACCAGGGTGACTGCCGGGATGATTCCAAGCTCGCCGTCAAATTCTACTAATTGAAGCGGCATATCCTTAATATCAACAAACTCGCATTCGCAAAGTTTGTACATGGATTCCAGGGAGATAGTTGGAAATACCTCCATCATTGGTACTTTCTCCACAGAGTTGGTTTTGCCATTGGCATCAACCACAGTTTTCAGTAAAATTGCATAGTTCATAAAATCGACTTCCTTTCTAAAGCTATTGGCAAGGACTTTGAACCTTCTGCCCGGTAGCTTTACAGGAGCTTAAGCTCCTGTCATCAGCTTTAAAGCTCTATACCTCTTTCCGCTGCAATTTCTTCCAGCTCTTCAAAGTGCTCATTCAAGCATTGATGATGCCATGGGTCGCGTGAGCTGTTGTAAATCTTAATCAGCCTAGCGTTTTCCTGCTTTAATTCTTCGTTAGTCATGTCTTTAGGTTCTTTCATTGGTTCTTCCTCCTTAAATTTCAATTTCACCTTCGGTAAAGTTACGATAAATCTCTTCAGCCATGTAGTAAGCGTCACGAGCTTTTTCGTATTCATTCTTAGTATCTCCGATAATATCAGATGTAGTCATATCATCACCAATCTTTGTTGTGTGATTTTCAAACCATTCATCAGCATCATCTTGCGCTTTTTCAAACTCGAATTTTTTGTCCATCCAAGCATCATAAGCTTTGCATTTAGCTTCTCTAAGTGTTTCAATGATGTAGGTTAACTGTTCGTAGTTTAATTTCATGTTGTTCTACTCCTTTCTATTGTTCAATCATAGTAACATCGTAGCGGCAATATTTATATTCCACTGTATCTTTACCCCAGGTAAAGGTTCTTCTGAGCTGAAATTCTCTTCCGTTATAGCCGATGCTGAACAGAAGATAATCAACTGTATATCCATTGCTTGCGCTTTCAAGCAGAACAATCTGCTTCATCGCCGGAGCAAAGCCGAAGTATTTTTCCAGGCATTTGCAGGCAAGCTTTTTCATTTCTTGCTTTTCTTGATAAGTCATTTTTAAGTCCTCCTTAAAATTTAAGCTTTAGGCACAGGGTTTGAACTGTCTGCCTGCCAGCTTTACAAGGGCTATTGCCCTTGTCATCAGCTTTTATTTAGCTTCTTCGATTGCTACCAACTTATTGGCGAGATTTTCAACCTCATTCCATTTTCGTTGCGCTTTATTTCTAGCAACGCTGCTTTTAGGGAATTTTTCTGCAATTTTTTTAAGGTCGCACCAAACTAGCACTGCCTCCCTTAATGCTGATTTTAATTCTTCTTGTGTCATTTTTTAATCCTCCTTTTCAAAACCATTTTCATCAAGAATTACGATGCGTTCAATCCACATTGTTTCATTTGCATGACCTAAGTACAGGACTGCTTGTTCGTCGATGCCTTCAGCAGCAACAGTAACATATTCGCCATTGCTTTCTGCTACATACAAGCCTACGCTTTCAACGGATTCTTCCATTTCATTTTTTCTTGTCCAAAACTCACCAACTAATTCATTTACCTTTTCTTCTAACATTTTGACCGACTTCCCTCACTCTTTATTTTGTAGGTTTTCTTATCTTCCCTACACTTATATTATACTATATTATGCTATTTTTGTAAAGAATTTTCTTTATAAAAGGTGAGTTTTTCTTATTATTTTTTGGTATTTTTTTCTTCAGAAAGGCGAGCTGCCCTTCTTCGCTTTTTATCTTCCAGCAGGTTTACGCCATCTACGCCAAACAGCAAAGCGGTTAGCTGCTCAACGGCATCGTTTGTGTCACGCCATATCTGCCTTTCGCTCACTGACCATTTTTGCGCAAGACTTGCTACTATATCAGTAACATACGCTTCCGGCGGACAAGGTTTAAGGAACAGCACGTCAAGCACATCTGCCCGGCGCAAATCTTCCTGCTTGCCGCTGTTATACCTGGTCTGCTTGTAAAGTGCTATCATATCGTCCATGTAGTTTATCAGCACTTTTGTTCGCATTGTTGAGCTTATGATGCTTTCAAGCTTTAGTTCATTAGCTCCCATGCTTTTCAGGTTTTGGAACGAATCAAGAATCTCGATAGCCGAAATCTGCTCATCGTCGATATTGACAATCTCGCTAGTCTTTAACGCTGCGTGTTCTTGAAGGCTTCTGTAATTCTTTAGCAGCAAGCGCACGTTATACAGTCGCTTGTCGAAATCCCTCCGCTGTGCTTCTTTGCTGTACAAATCATCACACAGCTTTTTAGAGGTTTTTTTGGCGGTCTGCTCTGCCACACGTTCGATAAGTTCTTCAAAATACGCCAGCGGAACGGTTATCGTGCTTTGATTTTCATTTACAGTCATATCTTCCATGCGCTTACTCCCTTCTGTTATTTAAGTTCTTTGATAAGGCGTTCAAGATACCACTTTGCTTTTAGGCAATCTTCTACGCCGTTTTTTTCTTCATAACGCCATAAATATTTGATGATGTTGGCAACGCAAACAGCTTCAATGCCTGTTTTGCCCACGGTAGCAGCCTTTAAGGCATCTATACATTCGATACCGCCTTGCGTATAGTGTTTTGGATGATTTACGTTATCCTTAGGCAACGGCATTGTAAAGCTATCTTTTGAATTCTTCGATGCTTCTTTGACAATAACGTATTTATCATCTTTTAATCCGATAAAACTAAATGGAGATTTAAACGCACTCATTATTTATGCTCCTTTATCCATTTTTCGTGTCTGGCAACTGCTCCAGCTGTAGGTGAAAGCGTTTCAAGATACATGGCTTTCAGTATTTTACACTGCTGGATTTTCCATTCGCTAAAAGCATTACAAGTAGCGTGGCAGCCTATTTTTCTTTCTGTGCATCCTCTGCATGGTGTTTTCATGTAGCACCTCTAAAATAATTCTTGTTGGTTGCTTATATCATTCGGTGTTTTAGTGGTAATGCCGGGATATGATCCTGCGAACTTCTTTATCCGGTAATCGTAATACTTTCCGTTGGCAGCCATATAGTTTGCGTCAACTTCCTCAGGTGTAGGCATATAATATTGCGCTGGCAAAGGAATATCGGTGCACAGCTCTTCAAGTCTGCTCTTTCCGTAAATTATATGATTCCTTATTAAATTCATGTTTTCGCCGTCAGGATAAAAAGGGTCTTGGCATCCATAGGTCCGGATATGTTCCCACCGCAAAAAACTGTCTATAAGCATAGCTGTTTCTTCTTTGATTTGTTCTTCAATGCTTTTTTCTCTTTTTGGCATATTATACACTCCCTACATTTCTTCTGCTTCCGGGTCGTACAGCTCAAGAAGTTCTGAAAAATCTCCTTTGCTAGCTATCTTTATAGCTTCTTTAGGCGAAGCAGCTAACACTCTGTCGTGAAAATCAACCTCGCCCGAAATTAAACTGCGCCAGCTAATAAGATAAATCTTAGCGTCCTGTTGAGCCATAACCGCCACCACGAACAGCACTTGCTTCATCGTCCGAGGTTACGCAGTAACGGACGAAGATTCCCTGTGCACAGCGTTCACCTTCTCTGATGATGATGGTTTCGCTGCCGTTGTTTCTGAATTTAACACCTATATTTCCATCATTGTCCTGGTTGTTAGCATAATCGCTATCAATAATGCCTACGCTGTTAACTAGCGACAAATTGAACTTAACGGCAAGACTGCTGCGGATGAACAGCATCAGAACCATATCGCCAGGCATAATAGCTTTGATGTTCAGCGGAATAAGTACGCTTTCACCGCCAGCTGGAACAAAAATATCTGTCGGTGCGTAAAAATCATAGCCAGCAGAAAACTGTGTGCTACGTTGCGGAAGCTTCGTGTTCGCTGGTGCGTCAATCGTCGGTAAAAATTTAATCATCTTAAAAACCTCCTAAAATATCTCTCCAGATTATAACCAGGATTCCAATAGTACCCATAATAGCAAGAATTTCCATACAAATACTTGCAACAAGATGTAAATATTTCAAATTACCACTCCCTGTTTAACATCCATAAAGCTACACACATAACAGCTACGTCAAGCAGTGTGCAACTGACAATATCAATTAAGCATATTTCCATTGGTTGTACCTCTGGCAATCTCTGCTAACTTTGCTCTTTGTGCTTTTACTGCATCAAGCAGCGGCTTTTGAAAGCGGCAATCATCGTCTAAAGCGATTCTTCCGGTTTCCTCTAGTCTGCTTTGCATTAATTCAAAATTCCATTCAATGTCTCTTTCCATCTGCGTCAACATCCAATCTGGCATTTTATGGAGATTATCGAACAGCTCGTTTTGAATTTCACGCAATGCCTGTGTGGGAATTCTATGCACGGCGTACCTAAACGCGAACAGCAGGACTATTAATTTTTCATCTTTCATTTTTTTACTCCTTATTGTAATGAACTAATTTCGCCGCTTCTGTCATCATGCTCATTAATTCTTGCATAGCCATTTCTTCACCATATTTGCCACGCACACCTAATGCTGCCTGCGCCATCGTACCAATGATTAAGCTTTTAAGGATAATATAATTACCTGATGCACAAACAACATCATCGTTATTGCTGTTATTATAGGCAATTATAAAAGATGCTCCGCATTCTTGTAGCAGCTCTTTCGCCTGTTCGGCTTTCTTGTAATCAATCATCATTTTTCAACCTTTCTTATCCAAACGCCATTAGCTAACTTTTCCAAATCTATTTTCTCCCGGCAATGCGGACATATCGGCATCATATCATTCTTACGCCCCATATGTTCCTGCAACATCTTTAGCACACGCTTATAAGGCCTAAACTTCGTGCCAATCTCGTAGCATCTTAATGTCTGTTTCCTAGCTCTGTCATAGTCCTTTGCTATTGCTTGCCAATCGTTACACATCAGCTCCAGCACCACAATAGGTTCAACCATGTTGCCGCAGTGATTGCAGAAGCAGATTTTTGTATCCGGGTCGACTGTAAAACTGATAGGTTTTTTACTGCCACCATAGATGTTAGTTTCTTTGTAGCAATGGCAAGTATTTCTGCCCTGCTCACGCTTAATCGGTGAGAATTTTAATATTTTCATCGTTCCTGCTCCAATTTACATATCTCCACGTATTTTAGCATTAAACATAGCTCTCAAACGTGCTTCTGGGTCGCTAATAGCCTTTGCTACAGCTTCTGTAGCTTTCTTTAGCTCGTTGTTAATCTCCATGTACTCAGGCTGTTGCCGTACATGATTTTTAGCAGCATCTACTGCGTGACTATCATATTGCATCTGTACAAGCGATTCCAACGCTTTTAAGTCCGACTGCAGTTCAACAATCTCGACAACAAGTAACATCAGCCGTGCCGATGTCTTAATGTCTGCAATATCCAACATTTGTCTAATTCTCTCTTTGCTAATCACTGTAAACCTCCTAAATGTCAAAAGCATTAAAAGTTTTATTACTTATAAAAAGCGGCGGCGTGGGAATTCTCGCAACGCTTACTGCCATTCGGCAACCCAGCCGCCGCACCCATGGGCTTAATTTAAATCAATATAGCACCAGCGAATTACAGCATCTTCAAAAAAGCATACGAATTCGTAGCAACTATTTTCTCTAACGATTTCGTCACATTGTTTGTAGCCAATTAATATTTCTGACGCTTCTCCGACTTTGATTTCAAAAATGCAGAGTTTATCTCCATTTGGCATAACATCATTACTATGCCATTCACCGCATATAGGCTTGTTGTTCATTTTCTTTACCTCAACTTTTTTAAGGGAGTTTGAGCTGTTGCGGTTTTTGCAACAACTACAAGAGAAAACTGCAACATGTTGCAGTTTTCTCTTTTAAAGCTCGTGTTGCGCGCCTTTGCTCCACTCGTTAACAAATTCGCTGACTTCTTCCCATTGCTTTCTGTCTTTTTCTGGCACATCATTTTCCTTGCCAACGAGTTTTGCCATATATTGATTACCAAACATATGCCGATTTAATGCCTGTGAAAGAATTACCATTGCATCTTCTTTAGACAAACATTCAAACAGCGCATCTTCTATCTTTTCAATCAGATTTTGTTTTTCAATTATTTCAGCCTGCAGTCTGGCTGAAAAGTATGCTAAACCTTTAATGTTGTTTTCTTCTACCAATCTCTTAATCTCATTGTTGGTTTTTTCCAATTCTCGATTTTTAAAATGTGTCATTACTTTTCCTCCTTTGGTCCTATGCAGCCATTAGTGTACACTCCGTACACATCATCCAGCTTGCCATTATAACTCATACTCCGCGCCTATTTCTGCAGCTACCTTAGGCAGTGCAGCTTCTGCTTCTGCACGAGTACGATATACCCAGCCTTTGCCTAATAAAAGAATTTCATATGGGAGTTCTTTCCACGAGCGAGTTACCACAATCCATTTTTTCCCCAATTTGCCGAACGTCCAGTATTCCTCGTACATTGTGGGCTTCCACGGCAGTTTAACGACTTCTTCTTTGCCATTCACCAAGTCAGCAAAGGCTACGTCAGAAGATATTTCGAGTATTCCAATACCGCCATCATAGGTTAATTTCAATCCGTCGTCAGTGAAAATATAGGTCGTTTCATCATCACCTTTGACTTTAAATTCTTCGCCCAGCTCCACGCCGAGCATCTTAGCAATTTGTGGGATTAGATTTTTAGCCATTTTCTTACCTCCATTTCTTTTTACATTCATCACATTCATCGCATTCATCGCAAATAAAGCCCATATATACAAAATACGCAAAAAGCGGTGTAACAATTAGACCAATGATAGTGAATATTTCATCGTCGGTTCCAGCGGTCAATAATAATTCTGCCATCTTATCACTCCTTTATTTCTGAATAACTACTGCTTTAATGCCGTTTACTTTGGCGATTGATAATTCATCTTCAACCACTAAAGCGTCATAAAGTTCTTGCCATGTATCTACGTGCAATGTCATATCTTCTGCGTTTCTGGCTTTCGCCCATTCGTAAAGTTCTTTGATTGTCATAGTCTACTCCTTAAATCTCTCAATAACCGCCACGATTGATAATTCTTCTATAAATTAGTCATCTTCTTAACCAGACAGCTATTTTATTAAAATCTTGCAGCTTATCTTTTTCAACTAGAAGAATATTTTCGCCATCGGATACAATAAATTTATATTTTTCTAAGATGGATTCGTAAACGTCAAGTTCGGTCATAGTAGCAATCTGCTCTACAGGTACAGTATTCATTTTGACCAGCAAATTTCTAGCGGCCCGTTCTTGACCCATATAATTGATTTTATTTGCTAAATCTCTAGCGGTATATAAATTAGCCATTTACACTTCCTCCTCATCCTTTGTCCAGCCTACAAGGTCCAGGCTATCGCCAATATCACGTATTGTTCTGCCCAGGATTTTGCAAGTGCTTTTGAGCCATTGAACGCTATGCCCTTCAAGCACCTTGTCCATTTCTTCGTCAGTCAAGTCGCTAAAGCATACGCTTTCCCAACGCTTGCCACGCTTTACTCTAAAATACATTCTGTCTAAATCTCTATTTACCATATTTTTTCCTCATTTCCATACGCACTTCATAGTCTACAACGTTCGCCCGGAACAGCGAATGTGCTTTTCGCAAGCAGTAACGATAATATTTCAGTTTTTGCTGTCTACGCTTTACCATTTGTACCGCCATAATCTCTGCCCACAATAAGGGCAGTAACTCCAAATTGCAATTTCTTGATATTCGGTGTCTAGCATCTCGTTACAGTTTTGGCAGATGTAAATCATATTACGCTCGTAACACGCCACTTGCTGTCCTGTTTCGTGTAGATACTTTTTTACAACTTTTGCCTTCATCACGATTACCTTTATTGGCATTGCCTTTTCTTTATCTTGCATATGTATTTCCTTCGTATTCTCTATACGCTTTACCACATCCATACTAACCACCCAATCGCAGCACCTATCAAAGCGCCAAGCATAGCAGGTATACCGATGATTAATATAACCGTGATCATGTCGATAATTGCATTTAATATTTTAATCATTTGTAATCACCTCTTTTGACAAGTAACAGCTCATCACATGAGCGCATAAATTCTTTCGCAAGCTCAAGGTTTTCTACCCATACTGTTCGCCGTCCGCATTTTGGGCATGAGATGTTATAAATTGTCTGACCTTTGTATTTAGCGGTATTCACCTTATATTGATGCCTACAAGTCATATTGTTCGCCAAAACCTTTCTCCGTGCTCAACACGCAAGAGCAATTCTTTGTGTCCTGCTTCAGCTTCTTGCTGTGTATAATATTTTTGACAATACAAATCTTTGTAGCTTACTCCATTTCTTCTGTCAAATTTAAAGAGCATTGTTTCATAACTTGGCTTGTAACACCAATGCAATTTAACTGTAGACAGCAGATAACTTTCACCATCTACGGAAAACTTTGTCTTTAAAGAAAAGTTAGCCATTATTCTCACCTCTGTTCGGATTCTGCTTCCAGCCACCTACAGGACGATACAGATGCAAAACATCGTATATCCCGCCTACGCCGTGTAAATACTCGCTTTCTTTTGGGTGAATCTGATGTACTTCTTCTTCCGGCAGCCAGAACACGTCTTTAACCTGGCACATAACCTCCCATGACGGTGTTTTATTCGTCGTGCCGCAAAATTTTACGCTTACATGCTCCCATTGGTTGCCGTCCTGATCAGGCTCAACGCCTACAACACACTGCAAGCTCTTTTTGATTCCCGGCAGATGCAGGAAGCCCGTCAATACTAAGCCTTCAAAAGTAAAATCATTTTTCTTGTTGGCTTGAAACTTTTCGTTTGCTAAAATTTCCTTAACACCTCTCATCTTAATCTCCTTGCTCCGCACAGTTGCGGATTATTACTGCACTGTTTACATTCCTTATCGCATTCCCAGCAGCATACGTGGCAAACCTCGCTTCTTACGCAGCCGGGGAACGGAAAAGGGCAGACATATTTGTTTTTCAGTTTTTTCGTAATTATCGGCTCTGTATCTTTCAAAAAATTTTCGGCAGGCTTTTGAGATATAGCCTTACTTTTGTTAGTTGCCTGCCGTCTAGTTTGCGCAAGGCTCATGATTTTGTGCTTGCACTCCTTGCCTCCACAGCTCATTCCTTGCCGCCGGGCTAGGTTAGATACATCTCTGTAACATTCAGTGCCACATTCGCAAAGGCATTTTGCAACAGAAACCTTCTTTTTAGGTCTGATGCTGATAACGCCTGGAGGATAAATTTCAAGCACTGTCAGCATACCTATTTTCTGCCCTAGCAGATAGCTCCAATCCTTATTCTGCATTAAACCGACTTCCTTTCGCTTTACTTTAGCCAAACTGTGCCATAGCACGATGAGCATCTAAACGCCCATTTTACAACACCTTTTCTGTCTACAATCTTTGCGCCGTAGACAAGCTTTATTTTTTCCTGTTTGCAATGAGGGCAGCACTGCTTGCCTTCTGCTGTTGTTCCAAGTAGATATTTCACTGTTACTCCTCCGTTACAGCCAGGAATTTTAACACTCTGCCTGTATTACTGATTCTATAGTCTTCCAGATCGTCACGCTTCAGGTACTGCCTTCCGTATATTGCTTTCATATTCTCCCATACAAGGAACGGCACATTATAAAAATCTGTCAGATTAAACGATACCAGGACAAAGCACCTTGCTCCTAAAAAGTGATGAACCTTAAGGTATTCAAGCTGGTGCGGTTCAAGTCTGCTTCGCAGCATCTTATCGCCGTCGGTGTGCTTCGCTTCAAAGCACACCGCTAAACCACCCCTTAGCGTTCCCTTATAGTCAACGCCGCTTTTCTTTGCATAGTTGGCAATGAACTGTCCATGCGCTCCATAAGGGCGGATATAATGTACAGGTTCGCTCTGTTTCTCAATTTTCGCAATGCCATGTTCCTCGTAATACTGACAGCCTGCGTCAATCATCTTTTCAAAGAATAAACCGCTTGCCTTGCTACGCTTGCCCACGAGGATACTTTTAAGCTGATTCATGTTTCTTGTACCCCTTGAATTTCATTCTGCTGAAAGCGTAACGCAGATAAGCTAAGTCCTGAAGCACATCAATGTATTCAAGCTTATCAACATACACTTTGCTTCTTCCCCACGTGCTAATCAGCTTCATGCTAGGATTGTAGGTCTGGTGATATATCGTTTTGTACAAAAAGCAATATTCACTGCAAATCTTCTTGAAATCATCTTTCTTTAATTCGATTTCAGTCCACGCCAGCTTACGCAAGCGGTTAACTTCGTCTTTAATCTTCATGCTGCACCTCGCTTAAAACGGAATTTCCTCATTAAAAGGTACTGTGCTGCCAAAACCTTGGAAGTCCTGGCTTTCTTCTCCCGGTGTCTGTTGGGATTCGCCGCCTTGCTCTCTACGCTCAATGAATTCAAAGTGCTCCGCAATGACCTCGGTTACATATTTCTTTTGACCGTCTTTAGCTTCATAATTGCGAATTTGCAGTCTGCCTTCAATTAACACACGCTGTCCCTTGCTAAGGTAATTGCCACAGGTTTCAGCCTGTTTGCCCCAAATAACAACAGGGATAAAATCCGCTTCACGCTGCTTGTCTTTCGAATAAGGTCTGTCCACAGCAAGCGTGAACTGAGCAACAACCTTGCTTGTAGAAGTGTATCTTACCTCCGGGTCTTTTGTCAGTCTGCCTAATAAAACGATTTTGTTCATGCTTTTTGTTCCTTTCTCTTTAACGGATTGTCCTGGCAGAAAATTTCGCCGCCTTCTTTTTTGATTTTTGCTTTGATTTCGGCAATAGGTTTATGCAGATAATAAACCTCACCGCTGTCATGATACATATTGATATAGAAATTTACTATTGTCGTAAAATATCTCTTATCTTTATCACGATTTGGACTTTCAGTGATTCTCGTAAGCTCTTTAGCGTCCATGATTTCCTCCTATAATCCTAATAATTTGTTGGTAGCAGCAAAGCCTTCTGCAACCTTCTTCCTGCGTCTGCTTGCGTGTGTAACCTCTACCGGGTGGCACATCTGCAAAATGCGGTCATAGATTCTTGTTTCCGTTATCGTCTGCGGCTTTTTGATTGCGTCAATCGGCAAATTTGTTGTAATGATTGTAGGCAATCCGCTCCGGCAACGGCTGTCGATGATCTGGAACACCAGCTCCTGAGCAAACTCCGTGCGCCGTTCTGCTCCTAAATCGTCAAGCACTAACAACTCAAATTGATTAAATCCGTCAAGATATGCTTGCTTTTGTTCCGTTCCCCACAAGGTATTGAACACTCTGCCAAAATTAGTCATTAAGCAAGCTACACCTTTATCAATCAGTGCATTGACAACACACGCAGCGGCGAACGTCTTTCCGCTCCCGGAATTTCCGTAAAGCAGCAATCCTTTATGCATCCTGCGAAAATCATCGTAGTGCTCAACAAAATTCTTCATTGCTCGCATCGTCCGCTCGTCTGCGCCGTCATCATGGCTGAAAGTCTGTGCCTGAAGCTCACGCTCCGGGAAGCCAGCTTTTCTAAGCTCTTGCACCCTAGCAAGTCGCTTTTCATGCTCCTCACGTTCACGCTCTGCCTGAAGCTCTTCCGCTCTGCACTTACAGATACAGGTTACAGTTCGTTCAACGCCAAACAAAAAACCTCTGCATTGCTTCGGCGTATGGCATTTACCACACATAAGCAATCCGTTTTCGTAATAATCATTTTCGTTTTGCTTATTAAGCTGTGAAGCATTTTCAGCAATGTGATTTACAGCAAGCGTAATCGAATTCTGAACATCATTCGCATTCATGCTATCACCTCACTAAAAATATTTGTCCAGGTCTGTTTGGTCATCCGGCGGTTTAAAATCATCCGGTGGTTTCTTTGGCTTTTGATTGTCACCGCTCGCAAGGTTTCTTGCAACTCCCTCACAATAGGCTATTGACTTCTTGCCTTGCTGTGCTGTTATTGTTACCGCTTGCATGGCTATTAGCTCGCCGTGCTCCTTAGAAATAGCCTGTAACCGCTCTGCAATATATGGCGTTATCGGCGTAACATTTTGATTCCAAAAGCCAACAGGATTATTATCGCTCGTAACATTTTCGTAACTGTTACACGTAACAACAGAATTTTCATTGTAACAACCACTACTAAAGTTGTTGTTGTTACTCTTACTCTTATTCTCTTTCTTATTCTTACTCTTATTCTTATCCGTAACATCTGTGTTTGTTACATCGTTGTTACGTGTAACATCTTGACTTGTTACGCTTTTGTTACACGTAACATCTTCGTAACATTCCGTAACATCTACGTTTGTTACATCATTGTTACAAGTTTTGGATTGCTTCTCACGCTGTCTTTTAGCTCTCATTGCTTCCTTGCAGCGTTCACGCTCCTTAATCTTTGAAAGTTCTTCAGCATTCTGATACTCACTCCAGCCTACAATATAGATATAGCCGTTTTCCTCTATATCTATCATGTTATACTGCTGAAATACTTCTAAAGCTGTTTCTGCAATTTTAGGTTTAAACCCACCAACAGCAGCTAAGGTTTTAGGTGTATACGCTACACCTTCGGTAGCATATACATAACCACCATCATTTTTTTTGCGAGCTAAAGCTAACAGGAAGAACCACATTAATGCCAGGCTATCACCAATCTTCGTATCAGCACGAAGTATCTTAATCTTGTCACTGTCGAATACATCAGCACTAACCTTGAACCAGCTCTCCATGTTGCCCTCCTACAATAACTTCTTCCATAATGGTTGCCGTCTAAGTAACCTCACATACTTCATAAGTGCTTTCTTTCTCATAGGTAATCTCTCCCAATTTTCTCTATCCACTCGTCCCGGCTATGTTTATCTTCATAGCAGGTCTGAGCAAATCGCCTTAACCGCAAGTCTGTTTCCTTGTCCAAATGAGGTCCGAGCCTGCCTTTATGATGTTCGTAGCATAGCCAGATTGTTAAACCCAGCTTGTCCGAAATCTTTCTCCCGGCTGCTTCGAATATCACATGATGGCGCTCCAGGTTGCGAGTAGTGCCACACATAAAGCACTCCTTTTCGCTTTGCAATATGCTTTTCTTACTCATGCAGTCTGCCTCGTTTCTTCAAGCAGGTTCTTAATAGCAGTGTGCGCAAGCGTGTATTGAGGAATTGTAATCATTTTTTCAAGCTCTTCAATGGTCAGGTCTTTAATGTTTTTGTATGCCGCAAGCGGTCTGCCGTTTTCATCGTGGCCACTAGCAACGGTTACAATCACATCCCCTTGCGGTGTAATCTTAACGAATTTATCTCCGGTAGCTTGCGGTTGAGCTTTAGGTTTTTGCTCTTTCTTCGGTTCTTTAGGTTGATACTGCCCTTTTTCAACAGGTTCACAAGCTGAATTTCCGTCATCGTCCTCTTGCGCAAGTCCAAGAGCTGCTGCAAGGCTATATCTTCTAGCATATGTCAGCGTACTGCCAAAACCCTGGGCATCATTCTTCTGAATAGGATAACTGCTTGTTACCTTAATAAATTGACCGCTGCTATGCATGATCAGTGTGGTAACAGCAAGCTTATTGCTTTCTACAATGCCTTCGTTAGCCTGGAATATACTCAAGCCGTTCTTACTGAGCGGCTCACGTGCTACGTTCAAGCATTCTGCCAAGTCAGCATATTTGCTTTTAAAATAAGGATTGTCACAGCCTTTAACGGCATTTTTCATTTCGCCCTGAGCCTTTGCTAAGGCTTCGGCCAAAGCATTAATTTTCTCACTCATTTCCATTTAAATCACCTTTCCTTCCTTAACCAGCTCTTCAAGTTTACTATGAAGCTTAAGAGTTGTTTCAGCATCCCAGTGACAGCATTCACGATAACTGCCAACTTTAGGATATGTTTGCATATTTACCGACAAGCTGTTAACGTTATAGCTTAACACATCACCTTCACGCACAGCCTGTTTTTCCTGGTGGTATCCGTAGTGCTGATACTTACATTTGCCATCCCTGGTACAGTGTGAGCAAGTCTTAAAGTCTTTCAACCAGCTCTCTTTCGTCTGCTTGTGCTCACCATGCTTCCTTTTTCTGAAAGCTTCAAATCCTTCCATGCTAAGTCCGCTGCGAGCTAACACGGCGTTAACCTGTTCATTAGTTACCATATACATCCTCCTTTTGAATTCCGAAACCAAGCTTTAAATCAGCATAGGCTTTAACCACTCTGCCTTGTGCAGTTGTATAGCCTTTTAGCTGAAGCTCTTTGTTCCATTCCCTTATAAGCGAGTAGCCTTTTCCAACGCCTACGCCTAAAAGGTTGGCAATGTCTTTAGCTGTGTAGAATCTGCTTTCCATGTTTGACAACCTCTTTTCCGTATGCTATACTATATATGACCTATTTTTTAAACCGATTTCCTTTCGACTTTATTTATAGGTTAAAGGCTCTCTATTAGCGTGGGGGGTCTTTTCTTTTTGTTCTTCTTCAATACCAATCAATACAAGCAAAGCCTGTGCACCTTCCCGGCACTCTTTTAAAAGATTGTCGCCGAGGTGCTTTTTTTGTACCGTTTTCGCTACCATTTGCGGAAACAATTCAACCACTTCACCGACTTCTTTTTGCGCCCTCAACATATTCACTGCTAAATCATCAGCAGGAGGAATAAGTCCAAAAACGTCGCAGAACACAACGTTCTTTTGCAGGTGCTGTACACGTAACCACGGTGTACGATAGAGTTTTGACATTGCCAATGCAATAGCATCCGGGCATTGTCGCCAGTCAATCTCATAATCCTTTAAACAGCTTGCAGAGATTGCAAGTCCTTCTGCCGCATTTACACGGCTCATCCCTGCGTACTCTCTAGCTACTTTGTAGATGTTAGTTTGAGTTTCAGACATTGTATAAACTCCTTTCTTGCTATAATAGGCTTATAGCAGTTAAAGCTTTTTAGCCTGCTATCATTGATTCTTCACTGTGTAGTAATTAACAGTGACTACATCTCCAGGCTGGAGATAACGGCGGTTGGCGGTCAGGTGCTTATTATCCTCGGATACGTTGTACCAAAACTCGTCAAAACAAATTCTCGTTTTGTTGAGTAGGAAATACTTGTCAGCGATTCCATACATGGTTTCGCCTTCTTGTACAACATGAGTGACTGTATGCCTTTGCACCTGGCTGTCCGAAAATCCGCCAACTAAGCTAAGACAACACCAAACAAAGATAATGCATGTAAAAATTTGCAATGCCTTTTTCATCTTTTTCACTCCTTAATCTAAAAAATAATCAACACTTACGCCGAAGTATTCGGCAAGTTTTTGCAACGCTTCAACATTAGGTTTGTTTCTGCCATTTTTCCAAGTCGAAAAAGCTGAATTGCTAAGTCCTGTCGCTTTCGCAACTTGATAAGCAGTAACATTGTTTTTCTGCATTAATTCAGCAATTTTTCTATACATTTCAGCACTCCTTTCTTGACGTTCAATTTTGAACGTGATATACTTTAATTGACAAATGTAAAATACTTAAAATTATTTTACGGCTTTAAAGTATTTTTGTTTTACATCTTAGTAATATTATAACATAATGTGTTAGAGTTGTAAAGTAGTTTTACTTTGCTTTTGTAAAATATTTTTTCGAGGTATCGAATGTACGAAAAATTTGAAGCTCTTCTAAAAGAACACAATACAACAGCATATCAAGTTGCTAAAGCAACTGGTATCAGCAACTCAACATTTTCTTTATGGAAAAGTGGTCGTTCTGAGCCAAAAGTAGCGACCATACAAGCTATTGCTAATTACTTTGGCATTCCTGCTGGTTACTTTTATGAAGATAAAGACTATGCTCTTGGTGTAACGGAACAACAAGCAAAGTCCCTCGGCATAGACACCGAAGCGGTAAAGCAGCAGCTCAATGCCCAGCTTCTCGATGAACAAGCTATTGAGATTGCTAAACAGATCCAGAAGCTCGATGACACCCAAAAGATGGCTATCGAGCAAATTATAAAAGGGCTGTTGCAAGGCAAAGGCAAGGCCTGACTTCCCCTTCGCCAGCATGGCATAATACCTTGCAATCTAAAGGAAGGAGGTTAAAACGAAGTCGATGTCATACCACTAACGAGTATGCACAGCTGATTCGACAATTACCAACAGAGCATGTGTATTTCCTGCTACTCTGCATAGAAATTGCCAACCAACTGGTTGCAAAAAAAGCAAGCTGAAACTGTAAAATGCGGACTTAACGATTCAACTTGATGTTAGGGGGATTCTCTTTAGGGAGTCATTTTGTAGAAGAACTACAGCGATAAGAGGGCGCATATGTCCGTCCTCTTTTTCGTGTGTATAGAAAGAAAGGAAGTCGGTATTAATGAAAGAGTTTCCGATAACCACCGAACAAATGTCATTATTTGGTGAAGTAGTTCCTTTTAATAAACATAATGCGGCAATTCTTCTTTATAAAAGATACTCTCCAAACAGAATGTATTGTATTGCATGGGGAAATAATGATTATTATGTCTTTGATACCTGTTCAAATCGTCTTCTGGCAAAAGGTCACCGCTGCATAGAGCTTTTTGATGCTTATATAGCTAACAATGGTTCATTTTTGCTAGAAGAATGGCTTGATAGAACGACGCTTTCCTCAAGGGTTACGATTAAATCTATTCTCGGCAATACAGTATACAAGCAGGAATTTCCTATAAATATTTTAGGTTCTACTCTATCAGAAAATGGACTGTTCGCATCTGTCCAACTATGTGGTGGTTCTGGACCGTTTGCAAATAACCTTGTTATTATCGACTTACGAACAGAATCAAGGCTTGCTGCTACATTCCCTATTCAACCAGATGTAAACGGAGTAGCATCTTTTGATAGTGAAAACGACACGGTTTCTTTGAGCTTTAACAATTGCAAAGAATATAGATACAGCATAACAGGTACTTTTATTGATAAAGAGAAATACATGGTTTATGCAGAATCTAAATACACAGGAGCAAAAGCATTTCAAGCTGCTAAAAAGCACTATGCTAATATATCAAGCACAAACATAGCTGATTATAAAAATGTTCTTGACCTTATAAACCGCTCACTGCTAGATATACTTTCTGTACCTATGAGAGCAAATGTATATAGGCTTCTAGGTGATATTCAGCTAAAATGCGAAAATAAAGCAATAGCTATCAACGCTTATAAAACAGCGTTATCAATCAACCCAAAAGTTGGTGTAAAAACACTACTTAAAAATTTAGCAAAGGAATGAACTTGTATCATGAAAAAGCTAACAGTATTATTACTATCCCTACTCTGCTTCTGTTCATCAGCTTTTGCCACTAATTGGCAGTGGGTATGCTCTACAAGTGAAATTACTGTTTCGATTGACACTGACACCATTGCAAAAATCGGCAGCGCATATACATCATGGATTAAAGTTGTGCCTTTAGAATATGCACAGCGAACTATATATGGTGAAAAGGCAGCCATGATATTGGAACAATATAGTTACACAAAAACAGACCTTGGCGCAGATTGTAAAAGGTTACAAGCAGTTTATTACAACAAAAGCGGTAACGTAATATATCACAATACAGAACGTCAAAACTGGAGTAGTTTAATACCAAACTCCGTTGGCGAAATAGTTTATAAAAAAACAGTTGAACTAGCTAATGCGAATACAAAAAGCGCAGAAGCAAAATAATAGGCTATTTCCTAGCCTGTTAAAAAAAATCACTAGCAGGCATAAAGCCTGCTTTTGTGCTTTTTGAAATAAAAAAGGCTTGAAAAACAGTCTGAACATAAAATCCCAGGTTGCTTTTCAAGCCAGTGTTTTTATACAGTTTATATTATTATTTTTGTAGATTAAAAATCTTATCAGAGCTTCATATTTAGCTTATATGAGCATTTAATTTTTACTAGTATAAATATAAGTAGAAGCCTTGAAAAGTCGCGTATAAGCTAAATACTAAAGAGATTTTTTTTGCGTTTTTTGGCAAAAATTTACATGAAGGGAGCTGCGGAACATGACAGTAACAAAAAATCTGAAAACAGGAAAATGGGACTGCGCTTTTTGGTATAAAGACTGGCAAGGCGTAAGAAAACATACAACAAAAAGAGGTTTTGATAAAAAGCGTGATGCTGAAAAATACGAAAGCGATATGAGAAACAAAACTCATACACATGATCCGAAATTTAGCGAAGTTATTGCAGCATACCAGCAAGAGCTGGACAGCAAATTGAAGCTAGGAGAATTAAAGCAGTCGACTGTCGACAAGAAAAACCAGGCATTAAAATATTATGTCCTCCCTTTCTTTGAGAATATGAACGTCGACAAGGTTACTCCACTTCAAGTTATGCGCTGGCTTGCCATTCAAAATGAGAAATCAAAAAAAGAACGGCTCTCAAGCAGACTGCTAAATCAGATACGTTCAGAATTAAGCCAGGTCTTTGAATTCTCTAAAAGAAATTGCGGGACAAAAAATAACCCTGTCACTCTTACTGACAGGGTAAAGCCATATTCCAACGATACACGTGCGAAATTATGGACAGTAGAACAGTATAAGATTTTCTATGACGATATTAAGATAGCTTCACATAGAGTACTGTTCAATATCATCTTTTGGGCAGGCTTGCGCATAGGTGAAGTTATGGCTCTAAAAATCGAGGATATATCGCCCTATAAAATTCATGTTAATAAATCACTGATGAGGATACACAATAAAGATGAATTTGTCATTAGCACACCAAAAACAAGAAGCTCCGTGCGTGATGTTGAAATACCGAAATACCTCTATAATCAAATCATAGACTACATAGGCACGCTTTATAAGGCTAAACCAGAAGATTATATCTTTGATGGCATAAAACCGTCGGCTATCAGAACATATATGCAATATCACTGTACTAAGTTAGGCTTGCCAAGAATTAGTCCTCACATTCTCCGGCACAGCTATGCTTCAATGCTTTACGCAGCTACCGGAGATATTTTGGCAGTCGCTGAACAGATTGGTCACGCAGATACAAACACAACCTTCAAATTTTATGCTCACATGATGCCTGAAGCTAATAGAAAAGCTGTCGACAAATTAGAGAGCATAACTGTGAATAACTTGCCCCCAAAGAGCGAATTTTAATTTTCGGAACTCATTTTGAACTCAATCAATAAAAAAAGAACCGCTAAATCCCATAAATACTAGGGTTTAGCGGTTTTTATTTACAATGCTCTATATTGATTCTACTAAATCGACTACTTTTTTACAAGCGGTTTTCTATTGCGCTGTGAATATCTTTGCGCTTATTTTTTTCATTTTTTTAGTTG